GAGATTTATTATGAAGAAAATTGTAGTTGGAGAAATTAAAGTATTGGTCTATCTAGATGAACAAGTAGATTTAGAGAATATCGTAAATTCAGAATTAGAAGTTCCACTTGCTATAGAGGATGCACTATCCGAATATGATGTTTTCCCTATGCATGTAAGTGCCAATTTTATAGGATTTAGAGACCCAATAAAAGCAGATGCTGACGATATAAATACTATTGGATTTTTAAACTATGAAGTTCCAGAAAAAACTATTAAAGCCCAATTTAGAATAGATGAGTTTGTTTCTAGTGTAGAAATAGATAAAGAAATAAATAATATTAAAGAAAGTATCGAATCTGTATTTTTAGGCTATCCAGGAGTAGAACAAGCTAACTTAATTAATATAGAAAAAACAAATGAAACAAATAGTCAGGTTTTCATAGATATTGATTTAGTATTTAAAGATGCAATAAATATAGAAAGATTAAATATTATTAATGACTATGAAGAAGATGATAATAGCATTATATGTTTTCTTATAGAAAAATACGAAAGCATAGATATGATTGGATTTTCAAAATTGACAGATATAAATGGAAATGATTTATTATAAGGGGGAAATGTAAAATGAAAAAGACTTTAAGAGAACTACACGAGGAAGCAGCCGGAATGGGATTAGATTCATCATTCTTTTCTTTCAATGGAATAAATCCAGACGAGGTAGTAGAGGTTGATTCTGAAAATAAAATAATAGGAGTCACTAGCGATGAAGAAAAATAATATCTTTTGTATATTAGATTTAGAATTAAAAGAAGATATTAGTATGAAATATTTTATAGATGATATTTTTATAAATGGTAAAATAGGAGGAAGATGTATAGAGACATTATTTATGCACAACTATCAAGAGTTGGAGACTGCCAATGTAATCAGTATTGGTGTGAATACCTCCAATAATAGTAATGTACTATACTTTGCAACTGGAAATAAAATTAACTTAGGGTTAAAATTTAATATAGATAAAATATTATTAAAAAATGAATTTATAGAAATTATTAGTGGAGAATCTTCTAATAGAAATATTAAATTTTGGCTGATGGGTGCTTATCCAGAAATCGATAAATTTTCAATATTCATTTAAATTAATGACCCCATACTCATATGAGTATGGGGTTTATTTTTTATTCTTTTAGATCTATGATTATTTGTTTGATATATGCTTCATTTACATTTACTATATTTAAAGTGTTAGCCATTTCAAGTACAGTATACATAATTCTTACATCGTTGCACAGATGCTCCATTTTGATTTTGTTTCCATCCATATATTCTTTTTTAAGAGCTTCTGTTGCAACAACGGCTTCACCAACACATTTAACCATAGCTCCAAATACGTTTGTTGGTTTTTCGTACACTCTAGCAGCTAAACCTTTAGCTCGCATAGTATGTTCTTCTTTAACCGCATCGCTAGAAGATTTATCTACTGCCATTTTTGCTTTAAGATAAATATCTTTAATAGCAATTTTATTTTCAGTATTTTGATCAATAAATTCCTGCATAGCATCTTCTACACGATCTCTGATGACATCAATAGTTCTTTCTGGAACTAAATCGCTAACATCATCAATAAATTTTTGAGCAATTTCTTTATCTAAAACATAACAGCTATCATCATCTGGAGATATATTGATTTTATCTCGCACTGCTTCCATAGCAATTTTATGATATTTTTCAGTGAATCTAGCGAATTCTGAAAGTACTAAGCTTTTGTGTTCAAATCTCCTTAATAGGTTAGAGATTCCTTCTTCTTTAATAAGCTTAGATATCATAGAATGCCCTATCGCGGTTTCGTGCTTAGTGCACCTTTCAGCTTCCATAATTTTATCAAAGATAGTGCAGAAGCATTCGTGTAAAAGATTTTCAGACAATGATTCTGAAAACTTACTTAATTTTCTCATTGCTTCATTTCTTTTTTCTACCCCTTCTAACAAAAACTCAGTTTCATTTCTATGCTTTTTACTTTCCATATGTTCTGCATGTTCTTGGTATGATTTAGGATTATATGGATTTGTTTTATTTTGCTCTAACATTTCAAGAGCGAATTGAGCTGGTGTTGTTATCTTATCAACTGTAAACAATTTATATCAATCCTTTCTTAGAATAATGACTGTGCTGCTGAATCGGGCAAAGTATCAACAACATCATCAATTTTCATTTTTTTATCCTCTGCTTTAATAGCTTTTGGCGTATCTTTTTCTGCGCCAGTCTGGTCAATACAAATCTTATTTGACAAGCCACGGAACGCACCAGCAATAGACATCTGGCGTTTAATTACCTTTTTCTTTTCATCAACCGTATCGATTTCATTCATACGTATAGAATTAGCATTCATCTCAAGCAAATCAGCTTGAAGATCAAAGTACTGGCTAATTCTTGTTCTTGTTGCATAAAAAAAGAAAGTCATTTCTCTAAGGATTGGCAGAATATTAAGCAATATACCAGCAATGGCAATACCACCAGCAATGATTCCTATTTCAGCTCCTGTAAAGTTCTTTACTCTTGCTTTGATAAGAGGCTCAAATGCGTTTTCTAATTGATTCTGACGACAAGCATCATTAAATCTAGATAGATTGGAATAGATTAAAGAATCTTTTGTTCTTGCCAATCCAGTTCTATCTAATGAGATTTTGAAACCGTCATCGCCAGGATTTTTAATAAAATCGATAGTGGCTGCAATCATATATGATATGCTATTAACAACACCTAAAGCAATCTCGCTATAAGTAACCATAATGATTTCAATATTAGCATTATATCCACGTTTAAATAATTCTTTATGATTTACCAAATTTGATAAAGCATTTTGAATAGTATCAACAGTTTCAGTTGATTGTTTATACTGTTCTAATATAGCGGTAAGAGTATCAATACTAGATGTGATTTTAGTATATGATGGAAGTTTAGTAATATCACCTTTTGTATCTGGAATATCACCAAAATCTATATCATCTACCTTGTCGACAATCATTTCATATAATTTTCCAGTTAACGATAATAATACGCTATCTTGATCTTGTTCGTTAAGTGATAAAACTACATTTCTAGTTTTATCATCGGCTATATCCATATATTCATTTACTGCTGTTCTAAAATAACTTTTCAATTTATTTTCCTCCTGTATATTTAATACCATACATTTGTACACCTATTATCATCTGGATATTCTAAAACTGGTCTAAAACCTATATATTGACCTACATAAGATGATGTTATTCCATTCATAGCATCAATTACATGAGAAACTGATGGATGATCGCATCTAGTAGATCTCCAAGAACTATTAGCAGTGCCATTCTCAGCACTTATAAATCCATTAGTTAATGTATCAGAACCCCAAGAAAATACAGTATCTTTCCAATTCCATATCATATCATCGCCAGGCGTTATCTTTCCTTCTAATGAATCATTTACTATATATCTATCCCACTCATTATTAATAGGGCAAGCTCCAATACCTATATCAGTTAAACTAGCCTTACCATCAGTTCCAAGATAAGCATTTCCACCAGATAAAGAACGTATTTTTACATTATCTCCTATTGCTGAAGAAGTAAACCCTAATGCCATCTGAGCTACACCAACATTATATACACTGTAATAGCTAGTTAATATATTTAGGCGATAGTATGAATATTCTACTGCGCCAAAACTGTGTCTAGAATAACTAGACGCATTGGACTGTGTTCCTTTTAATATCAACGTGAAATCGATATTATTATTAGATCCATATAATTCATAATCTTTTACAGAATATGATCCTCCAGATACTATAAAATTTCCCAAGAAAAGATCAGTTACTTTTTTCTTTTCTCCCAAATATATTTTTAGCCAATGCCCACCAGAAGGAGCCGCAGTAGTTGTATACCAAATTGATCTGGTTATTGTCCCATTGTCAAAAGCCTTCCATCCATAATCTGAACCATTTACTGCACTTGCAGTAACTACATATGGTGATGGAGTGTTATTACTTGTCATATTTAGAGGAGACACAATGTTATAATCTTGCGATTGTGGCGTTATACCCTCTATATATTTAGCTGTATTCAATACGTTCCAACTAATTCCTGTTTGTATTACTCTATCTGCTATCAATAAACCTTTATCTACTTTAATAAAATAGAATAAACCATCAGGAGTAGCAGTTCCTGCTATTGGTATCTCGTCTACTATGGAAGTACCTAATTCAGAGAACGTCCCAACAGTCCCAGAAGTAGCTGTATATCTACACGGTATACAGTCTCCTATATCCATATCTGCTATTAAAGATTTTACTGTTAATCCTGCTGGAGATGCCATTACTAATCATCTCCCTTATCTAGATTTAGCTAAAAGATTAATTACTTTTTTATAATTCCCACTTTCTTCTCTTTCAAGATGTGTAAATGAAATTGTTTCATATTCATTAGAGCCATCATCAAATAAAAAATCTACTTTTTCTAATACTTGATCGCATACTACAAATCCCATAAGGTTATATGAATCCATAATATTAGCAACAACGCTTGCGCGTTTCACATCAATACTATAATCTTTCTTAAGAGTTTCTGCTTCTTCTTTAGAAATAATTAAAGTTGTAATAGCACTAGCGTCGTTTACCATTCCGGTAAATCTACGTATTTTACTTTTAAGAGCTCTACGTTCTAATAATTTCCAGTCTTTAGAAGAAGACCCTCTTCCACTTGTAGATAAAGCATCTAATTTAGCTCTATCAACTGCAAAAACAAAATCTTTCCAGAAAGAAATTTCTCTCGTAGTAGCCTTTAAGAAATTAAATAAACCATTTTTGTCTTTATTTTTTATGACAATGCGATTAATCATATCTGTTGATGATACATATTGAAGTTTTGCTTTAACTCCAATAACAGCTGTTGTTGGAATGGAGGAACCATCGATAGCGCTAATAAATTTAATAACCATCATAGATGGAACTAATTCATTTGCTTTCTTAATATCGGTAGAAATTACTTGATCCTTTGTGTTACTGATTGCAGTTTTAAGAACATTTGCTCCACTATCCATTTCAGAATCTGCTTCTACAATAATACCATCAGCCATAGCTGTATTCACTTTATAAGAATTTACACTTCTAGGATTTACGCTTTCATCTAAGCAATGACTTGTACTGTTTCTTAAATCTTCCATAACCATATCATACGTAGCTTGATTTATAATATCAATACCAGAAGATTCTGCCGTTGCAACTTTATCGACAATGCCAATAAATTCATCAATTGTTAAAGCATCATCGTTATCTAGGTTAGTATGAAACTGTTTTATATGTTCCACAGCGTTTTTCTTATCAGAAATACAAATTGCAGAAAGGAGCATCTGTAGCATCGTTACTGCTTTTCTCTCGATTGATTTACATATCATTCTACCTGGTTCGATTGGAGTATTTTCTGTCATATATACAGGAAATACCAGTGTTAAATTAGAAGAACCTTTAGCAATACTTTTAAAACTATTATTGCTAAATACGCCTTTCAGTGGTTCTGTTTGTGATGAGATATCACTTATTACTGAAACTACATCTCTAATTATAGTTTCATGAATATGCGTTGCATTATTATCCATTATATCATTACCTCCCATGTATTTTTACTCATATGTCCAAAAAATAAAAAGGCTATATAAATTACAATGTGTGCAATTAAATACCTAGTAAATCAATTAACTCGACTAACTATAGTAGTTAACTGTTGAACAATAGAAGTTATTTTCTCTTCAGATGTGTTCTGACCAACATTGATAATTATATTAAAATGGTTATGAATGATAGCTTTATTATTTCGCTCAGAGTCATGTGTCAAAGAGGTTCTTAATTGTCGATTCAACTGAATTTGAGATTCGCACAATTCATCCTTCTTGGTTTGCCTTCTGAGATGTTGACTAATAATAGCCATGTCTGGATTTCCCCATTGTATCATATAATATACCTCCCAATTTTTAGTTTTTATACTTTCGTATATAACTCTATTGTGTTCGGGAAAATATATTAATTGATTTTGCACAATTTGTTAACCTTTCTATTTTGTTGTCACCTATATAATATATAAGCATAATAAAATTTAGCCTACCAAAGTATATGACAACATCAGATTAAACGTGAGGAGTGGAGGGATTTAATATGGCGGACGATACTGTAAAAACTTCGTCTATTCGTAATGATAGTTTTAATTCATTACTAACTATATCTACAGATGATTATAAAAAATTTTTAAGATCTAATGGTATATATAGTAGAAACGATCTAGATCAATTTAATGTGTTTTATAGATTTCCCAGAATAGATCCATATAATGCTGTAACTAGTACGAGAGAATATGTATTCTTTACAAAACCAGATTTGCATATATTCAATAACGGAGATTTATATACCCTTAACCCACAGTTAGCAAATGTGCCGTTTTTTTATGATTTAAAACGCAGAGGCTACAACACTACAGTTTTACGAGATTTACAATATAGTGCAGATGGTTCCACGCCATTTGTTAGAATATTATCTAACAGAAAAACATCAAATTTAGACCTATCTAGTATTAGTGTGGATGATGCAGAGACAGCAGCTAATCTATATGGAACTAAACTTTTTTATAGGAAAGCTTCGGATCGTTCAGATGAAGAGGCTGATTTTTCTATAGAGTTCGAAGATAATAAATACTTAGACGTATATTCATGGTTCAAAGCATTTGATGAATATGAGAAGAGAAAATATATTGGAAAGGTGACCCCACCTAATCGTAATTATACACAAAAGAAAGTTCTTCATGATCAGATGACTATATATAAATTTATAGTAGGGGAAGATGGGGAAACTATTATACATTGGGCGCAAATGATCGGATGCTATCCGAAAACCGTACCAAGAGAAATCTTTTCAGATTTAACAGCAGATGGTCATCTTAGATTTACTATACAATGGAAGTGTACTTTCCAAGATGATATGCAGCCTAATACAATATCTGATTTTAATTATCTCGCAAGTATATCTAAAAATTCTGGAATAAATGTTCCTATATATGATTCGTCTATTAATGCAGTTAGTGGAGAGAATGTATTAGTTCCATATATCTCATTAGAGAGTACAAGTCTCAGTAGATACCAACAGTATAAATTAAAATGGAGGGTGTGATTTAAATGGCTGATTCGAATTCTACAACAACATCTACCGATATATATCAGATAGCGTCTTTTGTAGATAATATAAAGGCTAAGTATATAGATATTCCAGAAGATACTCTTACTATGGGTATATATGGGTATCTATCAGAAATGCATACAAATATAATTGAAAATTCTACTAGAATGGCTTCTGAATATTCTAATGAAGCCATACCAACAAAAGCTAAATTTGAGCGTAATATAATAGCTCATGCTTTGTCTCTTGGAATAAATAAAATACGAGCACTGCCAGCCAATATGAATGTATTTATTTGTATACCAGAAGTTAATTTACTGGCTAATATGAAGGACAATCAATTTATATTAGACAAAGATTTTCCTATTAAGGTTGGTAAGTATGAATATCATATAGATTTTGATATTATTATAGAACGTAATTTACTTCCAAATGGAACTTATGTATATACAGCTATGTATGATATCAATGATCGTAACGAAATAACTGATATTGTAAATCCATATTTACCAACGCTTGGCAATATAACAATGACTGGCACTAATCTTATTATGATTAATACCACTATCAGACAAGTTAGTCGTAATATAATATACAAAAAGATCATTGTAAATAATCCATTGGAAAACAAAATTATTAATTTTACCTTTGACGATCAATTAGCATACTTTACAGTTGAAGTTAAAGAGGGAGATACTATACATTATTTAAATTCTGTCTATGATGGATTATATGATTATTCTAGCAATAAAGAATTTTGTAACTATATGTATATAAACGCTAAAACTATACGTATTAAGTTTAATAGGGATTCTTACCAGCCAAGAGCAAATTGTGAAGTGACAATTAGCGTTTATACTACAAAAGGATCTGAATGTAATTTTTCATACACAGATAATATTGTACAAGATCTTACATCTGATAATTATTCGTATGATAATATATTTATTGTCACGAAACCAATATCAGATTCAGAATTTGGGGCTGACAAGAAATCTATAGAAGATTTAAAAACTGCTATTCCTAAAGAAGCTCTATCAAGAGGATTAATATCGACGTATACTGATATTAATAATTATTTTAATTCTATAAACTCAGCAGATTGCCGATTATACTTTTTGGAAAAGGTCCACAATCAAATAGAACGTTTATATTATTCTTACCTTCTTCTAAAATCAGAAGGCAATATAGTTCCTACTAATACTCTAGACGTAGAAATTAGCAGGTCTATGTATCAGAGTATAAATCCGGTTAATTATGTAATGCAGCCTGGGGCTATCATGTATAGAAATAGTGATAAAACTGTCGGAATCCCAATGCTTACAACTGAAGAAATAGCAGCATATGATAAGAGTGGATTTTTATATATGAATCCATTTTTAACTGTAGTGAATAAATCTCCATTCTTTGTCTCTTATTATTTAAATATTCTAGATTATGTAAGAGCTCTTACATTTGAATATATAAATAGCAACTCTCAATTACAGTTTGTAGCTACTGAGATAAAGTGCAAGAGATTATTTTATACTGATAGGGATAAATATAAACTCACTATCGAGATGACTCAAAATATTAATAGCGATTTTGGTCTTATTAATACAGACGATAATGGTAATATTATTGAGTGTAATATAAAAGTATTTGGAGTTGTATATTTGAATGGTGTAGCATATAGATATACGACTGCAACTCTAACAGACTATGACGATAAAGAGTTTGTTTACACCTTTCAAATAGAATTTACCACCAATGACATCATTGATAAAAATGGTAGAATAGCTATAGAGCATGGAATGAAAGATGTAAATACAGATACAGAACTAACGGCATACTTGCCATCTAATATAGATTTTAAACTATTTATGCTTGCTAAATTTGATAATGAATATGGTAGAGAAAAAGATATAGATAAAATAGTTCCTGGATTAGATGGATGGTCTCTGTGTAACATTTATGGAATTCTTAATTCTGGTATAGATTTATTCTATGACTATACTAATATCGTCACATCATATATTACTTTAAAGAAGAATCTAGATTCAACGTATGATTATTATATAAGAAAAATGCCACTAGTTAGATATACCTATTTGGATACAGAGGATAGAGTAAAATCTTTTATAAAATCTGTAGATTATAGACGTATCTGGATTGAGTCTTGTTTAATATTCTTAGAAGATTCATTTGGTGTAGACTTTAAATTCTTTAATACTTATGGACCATCTAAGTTATATAATATCGATAATGAATCTTTACTTAATAGGGTAAATATGAGCCTTACATTTGAAGTTAAATTTGTTATGGATCAGGATAGTTATATATTAGATGATATCAACACTGATATCAAAGCATATTTAGAAGATATTAATAATATCAATGATCTACATATGCCTAATCTTATAACCGTGATCACCACTAAATACAGATCTCAATTAGTATATTTTAAGTTTATAGATCTAAACGGCTACGGACCAGTCAAACAAAGTATATACAAACAAAATACAGATTCATTTGCAGAGTCTAATACCGTTCCAGAATTTTTAAATGTAAATACTTTAGCAAATAACGAACCAGATATAAAGTATAATATAGTATCTTGATATTATACTTTTTATTGTATAAGAATAAATGCCATAATTGAAGATATAAACATATTAATAAATCTATGGAGATTAATGTCCATAAATTATAGTAAATGAATATTTTTAAGGAGGAATATATAATGGGTTTTTATAGTGACAACGAAATCGGTAGCCTTGGGACAGTGAATGTAGAAGCTGCCGAAGGATACAGTGGAGCTATCGGTGCTCAATTAGCAATGGTTGAAGGTTTTCAAAATGACATGGCTATTTTCACCGCTGCTTTAAAAACTGATATTAAAGAAAACCGCATGATCCGTGAAGGAGCCAGCGAAGAAGAACTTTGTACAGTACAAGAAGGTGCTCTTAGCAGCTTCTGGGAAAAGATCAAAACTCTTATCAAAAATATTATCGCAAAGGTTAAAAGTATTTTTGGTGGGTTTATCGCCAAGTTTGAAGCTTGGATGAATAAAGACGGTACTGCTTTCTATAATAAGCACAAAAAGGAAATCTTCTCCGGTAAAGATTTAAGCGGCTTGAAAGTTAGATATGCAAAACCTAAACTTAACATCGCTTCCATTAGCGTGGACATTGCTAAAGTTGCTTTAAAATCTGATCTTGGTGACGTTGAGCACTCTGAATTGGTCGAATCTTATCTTGGTGCAATTTCTCACCCATCAACAAAAGCATCAGCTAAAGAATTCCGTAAGGAATTTCATAGCAATTGCTTCGAAGATGAAGAAAAAGATTATGAAGTTAAGGGTGATGTTGGAGAGTTGATTTCTTACATTTCCGGCAAAAGCGATCCTATTGCTGCTATTAAAAAGATGGCAACTTCTCAAGAAAAAGGATTAGCTGCAACTTTAAAGCAGGTTGAAAAATTCCAGAAACAAACGGTAGATAATGCTGTGGATGGTAAGAATGATACTCACGATGCTTATGCTAATCGTTTCGGTGGCAAAGGGATGGATGGGAAAGCTCCAGAACATAAAAATAAATTTGATGCTGGAACTAATTATCAAAAACGTGCTGCTGGTATGCAAAAACAAGTTTCTGCTATGCAAGAAACTCTTAATATTGCAAACAGTGCCGCATTGACTGAAATTAAATTTGCTGTTGCTCAATCTCGTAGAATCGCGGCTGCTATTGTTGCATTCAATCCAAAGAAACATGAAGATACTTCATTATTGGAAATTGAACAAGAAGCTGCTGAATATGAAGTATTATCTGCTCTAGAAGCAGTGTGCTAAAATAAAAAGGAGGAAATTTAAAATGGCATTTTTTGAAGAAGGGGCATCGACTAGTAATGTAGATCTTCAAGTCGAAGCGACTCCAACATATATAGAAAATTATCATGAAGCAGTACTTGCCGCTGTTGCGGAAGGTGAAAGTAATTATAACTCTCTTATGAAAGCTATCGGCATTCACGAAAGTTCTGCCCTTAGGGAATCCGGAGAGTGTGTTTATACTGAAGGTGCTATTGGCAGCTTCTGGGAAAAAGTAAAGAAAATGTTTATGTCTCTTGTTGCAAAACTTAAAGGCATCTTCAATAGCTTTATGAGCAGATTCGATGCTCAATTCAAAAGCGGCAAAAGCTTCTTAGATAAATACAAAAGAGATCTTGCCGAAAAATTTGGTAAAGTTGATAAAGAAAAGACAAAATTTGTCGGATATCACTTTACTCATTGCGATGAAAAGAATTCCACAGTTGGCGCTGACGTTGTTGCAGCTGCCGGTAAAATGCTTGGTGGCGCAAGTGTTGGAAATCCAGCAAGTCTTTCTGCATCCGATGCTGAGAAGATTGTCGGAGCTCGTGAAAAACTTGAAGAAGGAATTGAAGGTTATCGCGGTAGTTTAGTTGGAGCTAGTTCTTTAACTGCAAGCGAGTTCAATAAAGAATTATTCCAATATTTCCGCGATAAAGAAAGTGCTAAATCAGAACAAAGCGGCGTTGACTTTGCTTATATCAGCGGCATTCTTGGATCTGATAAAGCAAGCAAAGCTGTTAGCGATTCTTACAAACAGCTTGAAAAAGATGTTAGTGAGCTTGTTAAATTATGCGATAAAGCACAAAAGGGCACTATTGACACTCAAGCTGGAAATAGCGCTTCTGATGGCGAAAAAGCTGATGCTGGCAAGAAGACTTCTGCTTACCCAGTTATGGTTACTGCATTTAAAGGAGTATTGGCTGCAAAGCAAACATTCCTTGGTGCTCAAATGACTGCTATTGCTAACCGCGTTAGTCAGGCTAAACAATTTGCTGCTCAAGTTGTTCGCGTTTCTGTAAAAGAATCCGAAGGGTGGCAACATTATGGAGAAGGAGCTAAAGGCGATGATTTCTTAGGCTCCGTTACATTCCGGTAATCAAAATATTATCAGGGAATACCAATTGGTATTCCCTGATTTATTATATATAAGGAGGGAATTAAATGAGTAAATTATTTAGTCCATTATCTTTATTGGATGAGCATACTTCTATTGTTACAGTCGAAAGTACTGATTCATACAATGATGATTCTTTTTTTATTGAGACTTTGAATTTTTTAACAGAACAAAGCAAGTCACTTGGTCTATTAAATGCCAATCTGTATAAAAATATTAATGAATCGAGCAATGATAGTATTGTTATAAGAGAATCTTTCTCAGAATTCTTCGATGGCATTAAAGTTTTTCTTAAAAAGATTGTAGCATTTTTCAAAAAGCTTATTGCTAAATTCTGGGTGAGAGTCAATTCTCTATTTATGAGAGATAAGTACATAGAACAGCATAAAACAGAATTAGGCAAGTTTACATCTCAGCATGAATTTGATATTTCTGGATTTGATTTTAAATTTGATGAAGGTATTCCTTCTCTGGATATATTGCAAGATTTCGATAAATCTATCGCTGATTTCAAAACAGATGGAAGAGATGCTAAGAGTCAAGCAGATTTAAAGAAATCATATGATGCATTTTTAGACAAGAGGAGTTCAAATTCTTATTTGGATGAACTTAGAAAGAAAAGTATCAATGCCAAATCAAATATCGATCAAACCGATTATAAAAATGAATTATTCAAAGTATTCCGCAACGGTGAACATGCTCAGACTAAAATAACAGTTACCAGCGCTATTGTGAATGAAGCTTTAGCATTCTTTACAGGATATGATAAGATGAAGACTTCCACACAGCGCCATGCTGATAATGTGGAAAAGCTTTATAATGGTATTCAAAAACGCCTTGATAAGGTAACAAAGGAAACAGTTGATGGAAATTCACAAGTGTCAATTGGAGACTTTATTGACGGCGACAGCTCTTCAGACAAAATTGCTTTATATGATTTATTTATGAAAGCAAAATCTCAAGAGATTCAGGAAATTTCTAATATGCATTTAATGGCGTTCTCTGCTAAATTGGATGCTATCAAAGGATGTTTCGACCAAGATAAGAAAGTTATATACGGAGCATTTAAAAAGATTCTTGCAAAACAAGAGTCTGTAGATCTTTTCAATATTCCAGATTATGCATTGGAGGTTGAGTAATATGAATTACACTGAAGATGCTAGATATTTTCAGTTTGTAGTAGAATCTGCTATTGAAACTGAAAAAATAAATGGATTTGTAAAATCCATTGTAGGACTATCCGAATCCACAGCCTCTCAAAAATTATGGGCTGTACATGAAGACGTTGGCGATAAGATTAGAAGTTTGTGGGATAAATTTATTGCATTCTTAAATCGTGTGTGGGCTAAGTTTGTCGAGTTTACTAACAAAATGATCGCATCTGATAAAGCATATCTTGAAAAATATAAAGATATTATTTTAAATCAGAAACCACAAGATGTAGATCTTGAAATGCGCGACTACTCTACAGGTATTCATAGAATGACATCTACTTCTATCCCAGCATTCACATCTGTGCAGGATAAAGTTCCTGTTGATGATGCTGATATTTCATTTAAAGGCGTCCTTATCCCAGAATATAAAGATGCTAGTAAGGATTTTGCAGGATTTGCTGTTGCGTATTTTCAAGGTGGAGAAGATAAAAAGTCTACTAATATGACTAGTCTTAACATGACTGATCTATATAACTTTTGTCATGATTTTGAGAAGATCAAATCTTCAATTGAAAAAGATAAGAATGTTCTTGGTACAACATTCAATGCTGCTCAATCTGCTATTCAAAAAGCAAAAACAGATGCACAGCAACCTCCGCAACAACAAACACCTACAGCAGGAGGCGGCACTACCACTCCAACAGCTGGGGCTGGAGAAAAGGGCTCATCTCAGGACAATCCAATTGGAACTCCTGGACCCAACAAAGTTGCCAAAATGAATGCTAATAGTAAAAAGTGGGAGTACACTGGAGAGTCGTATTCTTTAGGAAATTATATGAATTCATACTTTACTGAAGATGATTCTCATAATAGTGGTATGACTATTGGGAAGAAACCAGATCCAAATGCGGCTGGAAATACCGGTGCTACTGGCGGAGACACAAAAGCGTCAAGTAATATGCAGTCTGTTCAAACGTCAACCCAACCAGTAAAACCAGATTCTAATGCAGATCTTGATACTCTTACTAAAAAGATTGGTGCGTATAATACAGCAGCTAGTGCAGTTGTTACTTCTAAAATGACTTCTGCTCATGTAATTTATAAAGATTATATGAAGCTTGTTAGATTGCATGTAGGATCTTATGTAGGTCAAGAAGGCGATAGCCAAGTAGCAAATTCTGGATCTAATTATAAAGGAGCTCTTAAAATAGATAATCCTCAAGAAGTTTTAAATACAATTTCTCAAATTGAAAACTCTAATGATGCTAATGAAAAGAGTAAACTTACTGCCGATCTCAATCAAAGAGTTATTGCTCAAAATCCAAATTTTAAAGGTGGAGTTGACGCTATTAAAGCCGCAGCTACAGCACAAACTGCTAAAAAATAAACACAATATATCCCAGTATACAAAATGTATACTGGGATATATTTTCTCAATTATGAAAGTCTTTCTATTACACTACTAAGAGTTGTGTTACTTTTATTAGACGATCCCATTTTTTTATATTCTTTAGTTATAGCGCTTCCATCTTTTGCAACAGATTCTATTGTATTTTTTGTTAATCCCTTTGTCTTAATAGTATTTATAATAGACGTAGCATTATCAATTATCTTATTAGTATCTACTGTTTGGCTATTAGTATTAGCTACAGATTTACCAAGCTCTGCTACTCCAGATGTGCTTATAACATCTGCAAGTTTATCAAACTCTAGCATAATATTCAGAAGAAATTTATCATCTTGTCTTAGGAATATTTCCACTTTTCTATTTAATAAGAATCTACCATCTTTATTTGAATGGGCATCATAATTTTTTACAATATATTCTTTATTAATAGTAAATACAGATGTATCTAGATCATTTTTATTTAGAGTAAGTTTATTAGCTTTAGTTTCCATCTTAGCCTTAATATTTTTTATTTTGTTCGCATTATCGTTATTTATACGAACTATCTTATTTCCTGGGTTGTCCACGTTGCCTTCTCCCATAAAATTAAGACCAACATTAAATTTACTTAATCCTATTTTTCCTATCTGAGATATATCTTTTATAGAGTTTATATTTGTAGCTAGATCTTTAATAGAAGTAAGTGATAATCCTTTAGTTTTTAATGAATCAACAGAGGAACTAGCACTTATTAAACTACTTAATGTATTTTGCGTAGAGCCGGAAATGTTTTGGATATCCATATTAAGCCTAGTAAATTGCTGTTTAAGATTCACATCAAGAGTATCAAATTTGCTTATTTGTGGAGCAATATTAGAGTGAACAGTTCCTATATTTGTTGGGAATGATTTGTATGCGTTTAAAGCAGATGTAACCAGATTCACTTCAACTTTTGTTCCATCTAAATTACTTTGAAGTGCCTTTATTGTATCTTCTAATTCTATTACTCCCAATGCAGTCAATTCTGCTATTATAGTTTGCATAATAGAGACAATAGATTCTCCAGTAGTAATATAAGGCATTAATGTATTTTGTGTGAAATTTTTATTAGTTAGATTTTGATTTTTGATAGAACTAGTAAGGTTTTTCATATAGGATATATTATCTGTGATATTTATAGATTTAATAGAATTTATTAGACTTGGAATATTTGTCGTTGTCTTGCTTAAACACCCCATAAGATTACTGGATGATTTAGCAAAATCAGAATTTAGATTATTAAATTTAATGGTATTATTCATTAAGATTTCTCTATCTGCATTTAATTTAGCTATAATAGTACTTTTTTCTAGGGGAGTCATAGTCTTAACTGGAGGGGATGATTCTCCTTCCCCACTAGGAGGTTGAGTTTCTGGAACTGCTTCTATTATAGCTATAGCATCATTTATTAAAGATGATGAACTATTTGTATAAGTTGTTATCTCATCTGTGCTAGAAGAAAATTGTAGTTTGTACTTACTTATAGCGCTGGGAATTGGAGACAATGTTCCTATTTGTTTAGTTATAGAACCAAGCACGTTAGAGCATATATCATCTACCTTCTTCATTGCTTTTGTTATATCTCCCAAAGCAATAAGAGAATTATTTTTACTTGGATTTATAATAGAGCTAATATTATTAACTGTTTTGCATGTATCATTATCTATTGTATAATGAGTATCTAATACATTCACATCAACTCTATAGCAGTTATTAGTATTATCATCTTCCATACCTAAAACGTTGGCATCATCTGCTGTAATAGAATGAATATTAAATATAATAGTAGAATATTTTTCACTAGCTTTTTGTACAGATTTACCAGAGCTGCTTATAAGATATACACATCCTGGTTCTATAAAAAATCTATATGGTGTATCGTAAAATACTTTAATAGAGTTAAAAAAGTTTACAGTCTTATATAGCGAATCTTGTGGAGGTACTACCAACTGCTGAATGATGTCATTATATGTAAAATTCTCTATTAGAAGAGGAACAGTGGACATGTATGACGCAACAGCATTTATCATAGTAGTATTTTTAATAGTTGTATTATTTGTCTGCTTGTTATTATCTATACATTCTTTGTATATAAGACCCATATGAACTTGCTTATATATGTCTTCTCTTTTTGTACTATCGTCGCTAGTTGTAGCATAATCAATCTCTTTATTGTAGTTAATATCCCCAGATATGAAATAAGAACATTCGCCATTGTAGTCAGTGAGGATCTTTGTTTCTGTTTCGTCATCGACTAAAATCTTATATATATTAGTGATGATCGTTGCGGTTTTAGCATTAGTTATGATTTCATCATAAAAGTTTTTATCTATATGCAATACTGCATACATCATTGACATATGATTTTGTTCATAGTGACTATCAATAAAAAACTGTTTTATATTTTCTGGTTTTATCTCTAGATTAGTTTCTCCGTTTATATAATTCATTTCTAGATAATATTTATATTGAGCCAAAATAATCTCCTCCTTATAAAAAATAAAGGTAATGGGTTTCCCCATTACCTTATATGTTGAGCTTTATCTTTTATTTAGATATTCTCTAGCATCAAATTCAATAGTTTCCATTGGTTCTAATGAGAAATCTCCTATAGTCTTCTTAAAAATATCATATTGTTCTTTTATATACTCCAAAGCAGTGATACAAGCAGAAGCTTCTATAAAGTAACGATATTTTCTATTGTTTATATACTTTATTCGATCGATATCTTGGAGTAGATGTGATAACTCATGAGCAACTACAAATACAATATACCCTTTCATATCATCTTCCGAATACTCAGATTTATCAAATAGTAGTTGGTCTAAAAATATCGTAATAGTACATTTATGTGCCATACCATGAGGGAGTTGACTGTGCGGCTCATTATCAATTTTTAGTCTGATATATTTTAGTTTATTGTATTTATCGCTCTTTAATATGACTTTAAATGCAGTTTTAACAAATTCTTCATAATTAAAATTCAATATTATCAAATCCTATCTTGTATGTTTTAGATCTCTATTGCAATACTTATTTTTGGCACTATTGTAATATTGACTACTCCGCTCCCAGTAACAGATATTTCTCCAACTTCTAAATCAGATGTATTAAGAAGAGAATTTATAATTGATTTTATAATTTCTAGATTTTCTATTTTAGTAAAATCATAGTTATAACAATGATCTCTTAAGAACTTATTAATATCATATACATCCTTCATTTATAATCACAACCTTTCTAAGTCTAAAGGAATATTTTTAAAATATCTGTCGTTTATATCTCTTACTGTACTTGGATCTGAAAATCTTTGTAGGTAAGACTTTTCTTTAGATTCTGGTAGCATTTCATATAGCTTATGCTGATATAATAAATCTATTGCCTTATATCTATTTACGAACTCATCATATGGTAAGAATGTTTTAGTTTTCTTAGCTCTGATATGCTCTTCCATACATTTATACATAGCATCGATATCGCCAAGAGAACTATCAGGAATGCTTTGAATGATTTCGAGAGAAGTCTTAATACTGAACATGCTCTTTATATTACGTTTTGGAAGTCCGCTTAGAGACATAAGTAAACTAATGGTCTTAGTATTTAAAATTTCATTAGTTACAATATCTCTTGTATCGTATATAAATGCATTTATAGCATTAAGCATATTATACGAGAAAGACGTATCAATTTTATTCGCGACTTTCTTTTTGAATACAACAGTATTCCTAGCAACTCCTGGTAATTGGTATGCGTATTGGGATGATGATATAACTATATTTGGAATATTGTCATTAAAATCCTTAGATATAAGGTCATACATTATGACCGATGGCTCGACAGTACCGATCTTCAAATATATATCTGGAAGGTATGGGCACAAGATCTTTAGTATATCTAAATTATAATCAACTGCATCCATGATTTTTTCATTGGACTGCATTCTTAATCTATAGTGGCTATTGTACTCTGCACAGAATCTTGTATTATTACTAGACATATTACGACTAAATACTAAAATAATAGTAGATTGAACATTGTGTCTAGTTCTAAAATATGATCTCAGATGAGCACAATAGTTTATAATTGTAGAACTAATAACGTTATAGTCCTGAATTTTTAGATATCTAAATGCAGGTAATAGCATCTGGTTAAGATCTATAAATATCTTAACTTCATCGGCATTAGAGTTTGCAAACTCTAATGCTACTAAATTTCTTAATGCGCTATATTTTATAAACTGACCATATAGCACATACTCTATAGGAGTTTTTTCATCGTGTATCATTAAAATCCTCCACCCATGCAGCTTTATATAGTCTTTCTAAACATACAGGACACAAACCTGAAAACATCCAAGATGGTGGTTTAGTTATTTTACGCCCACACCATCTACAATTTATTGGCAGAGCCTCGGCAGCCTGCATTCTACTGATGCAACTAGAACAAACATGCATTTTCATATCGTTTGGTCTAATACAATCTATAGTTTTGCATATAACACATTCAAAATACCATAATAGTGTAAGAGGCGGAACTGTATGTTGAATAATGCATATTTCAAAAATACATCTACCATTAACATCTTTAAATTTGCAATTTGTATCATATGTGCATATTTCAAATTGTTCGAATGGTCCTTCTGTATTTCCACTGATATCGCTATCTAGTGCCATTTTATCACCCCATGTTTACATACTCTTCCTTTATAACATTAACTTTTACAAACCAAGAACATCCACATTTACATTCTTTAACTGTTTTCTTACCCCATAGTCTATCACCTTCTTGATCAGAGATATCTACAGTACGGCTAATTAAATTCTCTTCAGATGTAGCGACTTTGCAGTCGCTACATATATAAAGAACTTTACATGGGGCATATTCTATTTTAGTAATACATTTATTCGTACTATTAGATCTAATAACCATAACTATTAATAAAACTATAGTCATTGCAACTCCAATATATTGTTCCAATCAAATCACCCCAACATTTCTTTAGGATCATAATAAGATGCTTCATCAGCCGCATCTTGGCTTTTGATATCTTTAACTTTCTTCTTCCCAATTACATTAGAAAGAGCATCTTCAAAGTCATCTCTAGATTTTAATTCTTCTAAAACCTTTTCAGTATCTCCGAACCCTTTCTTGACTAGAATATTTACTAGATTGTGCGGACCATCTTCAGTTAAGAATGTAACACCTTTAGATGGTGTTTCTTTATTAATATCGACATACCACTTCCTAAGCTCTAGTTTTTCTTCACCTGCACCCCATGCCAATTTTCTAAACATGATTACAGTATTACCCTTTTCGTCGATAACTTCATCGACTTCTTCATTTACATGATAGTCAAAAGCTATTGCCATTTGTACAACCTCCAAATAAAAAATAATATATACAGGAGTAGATTATCTACTCCTGTATATATGTAGTTTAGCGAACGATATTCAATGTATTTTGAAGTGGGCTGAAGCCGCTTTCTTCGTAAGTTTCCCGAACGCTTGCTTCATCAACTTGAAGAATATTAAGTAACCATTTCGTAGAAACGATATTACCATTTTCTAACTTAATACCATCAAGCGGACGCAATACTCCAATTTCATAAATGTAATTGGATTGATCGGCAGCTTTACCACCATATACTTTACGTAAGAATTTGTGCAAGTCAAATTGCATTTTTACATAAATTTTGTTACGACCATTGAAGCCCATTTCGGCATCTTCGGTTGTAGCTCTGCCCCAATCAACAGTACCTTTGTCGCGATTTGTGACAAAATAATGAGGAACAAATTCTGCAAAAGCTTCTTTTCCTTCTTGTGTTAATTCATACTGAGTCGCAGAACGATTGCGACGATTATATCGTTCGATCGCACCAGCAACGTCTCTTGCTTTGCTTGAATCTCGGCGTTCGATTACTTTAATTTGACCATCGCGTAGTTGGGTATGAGGATTTTCGGTAAAGAATAATTCACCCACAATATTTGATCCCACTACTTGTAGCCGTGATCCATCAAAGTCAGGACTTACTCCACGCATAATTTTGTTAACCATTGCGCATAGTCTTACTGAAGTGATAAGCTTTGATTTGTAAGTGCCTTCCATTTCAACTGGATTGATTTTGATGCGAGCTGGTACTCTTTTTTCATTTTCTGAAGTTGGATTTGCCGCATCCTGCTGTTCGTTCTTTCTTAAATTTCTTTCTTCGTAGTTCATTCTGATTACCCCTTTTAATTTTATTTGCCGTCACCCGCGCATTTGCAGTCACCGGCTATATTAATTCATCTCTATAATATATAACTAATTATATTTTTATAGAGTTAAATTTCGCCAATTCTTCTTCACTCAAATGTTCTTGTTTTATAAAACTACCACGCAAATAACTTATCATATAGAGTTTATTTTCTATATCTCGAATAAGCATATAATCTGACTTTATTTGATTGAAATCAATATCATGGTCATACTCTATCACATGAACTTTATCCATTAGATATGAAATTTCTTGCTGTAGATAAGTTAGCTGCTCGGCATTAAGTGAGCAATTTTCTATTTTATCATTTAGTTTAGTCACTTTTAAACCTTTATTCACTTCGTCCCAAAATGAGTTCTCTTCTAATAATTCTTTAACAGAAGTGCATAACCCATTATATCTTTTATGCAATTCATTATATTGAGCCTCGAGAATTCTATCAGATTGAATTATAATCTTCGAAGCCAATTTCATAATAACTTCTGGAGTATCATTTAGATATCCGTTTACTGAAAATGTTCTGACTAATTTGCTGCATATAAGATTTATTTTAAAATCTACATCTGGAGGGCAGCTATCATGAGATACACAATTTCCAAGTGTAGTAACATCGGTTTTGATAATTTGCATAAATAAGTTTTGCATCATTTGACGACATACTACATATGGTTTGTTTTTATCTTGTTTTCTACTCATTGTTACAAGTATATCATGAAGTATTGCATCGTCTTTGGCATTTATTACAATATTGAAAGTATACAAAGCGTCGGAACGTAGTAAAGTATACTCATGTAATTGATCTGACGTTTTAGTGTATTTTATACTAAAATCATCATCTTTAATTATAATAAAATTATTTTCGCTCTTAGCCCTAACAATTCTAATTGTTTCCAGGCTTCCATCTTCTTTATATTTATAGAATTTTGCCCCTACAAATACATCAATTTTAGCACTCATTATAAATCCCCCTATTTTTAGTTTATTTTATTGTCTTAAATCTTTTATTAATCTAAAAGGGCACAATGTGCCCTTTTGTTAAGTATTCATTAGCTTAAACTCATATGTGCTTTGGATATTTTCTTTTCGTCTTAATTCATCGTTTAAAGTTACAAAATACACATTTCCATTATCAGCTATAACAATAGTATTTTTATTTTCTTCTACAGGAAAACAATCTCCATATGTTCTGAAATCTACGATGCCATACTTACATGTAGATTTCTTAAGTTGAATTTTTTGTGGAGGATACATAGAATCATTGTCATAATACGGAATAGTGGTAAAAAATGTTTCTGTTGGATTATCTATATCTGATATGTACCCAAGATGGATTTTAAATCCCTTCCCTTCAAACGCGCTATTGATATAACCCATGACATCGTTTACATTTTCTCGAGTTATAATAATTTTTTTCACACTAACAACTCCCCATATAATATCATTATTATAATATATAACCAACAAATAATATGGGATAGCGTACGCTATCCCATATATCTATTTCTTAATACCAATAATTCTTTTAAATAGATCTATAGTATAAAGGAGAGTTGATCTTCTTATTTTAATAGAATCGCTACTAAATGGGCTTTCATTATATTCTTTAATAATATCAAATTTCTTATCTACTTTTTGTATCTTATGCATATAAGTTTTAATATCATTAATTATTTTAGCTCTAGCTTTATGGTATTCCTTTATTTTATCCTTGTCAGATTTATCTTCGTGGATTCTTTCTTCTAAGACAATATTCATATACCATAGTTTATAAATACAATATTTCATAGCTTCTATATTATTCACTTTGTCGTATTGTTCTAATGCTATATGGCACCTAGAATATTCTCCTTCAAAATCTATATCTTTACCTTTAGATATAAGAAGATCTCCATCATCAGTAAATTGAACCGGAAACTCCTTAGCTTCTTTTATACTAGAAATAGATAAAAATGGTCTTAGTATATTTGACTCTACTTGGGCTGTAGAGCTGGCAAGTTTATTTATAAAATTAGATACCTTATCGGCACTATATTTATCTGGAGATCCAGTATATATTTTATAAATATCTCCCTTATATTTCTTAATACTATTATTGAGCTTTCCAGGTGATATCATATTAGATCCAATATTAGTAATATCCAAATCAGCCAATTTAAGCATACTATCTACAAATTGGGAGCAAACCATTTTGGTTTTATTTATATAGTTTATTTTGAATGGTATTGTTACTAGGTTGATAAAAGAATATCCTAAATTCTTTTGATTTTTACTATATTCTTTTATCTTAGATTGTAATACATCATATTTTGCCGTATCTATAAAGGTGCAAAATACTTGAATAGCTTTTACTTCTCCGCTACTAATATAATCTGTCATATATTCTTGAGAGAAGCCACCATTCTTTGCATCAAAACTATACATTGTTTTTAGAGACGGATCAAAAGATATAGAGACATGACTATATACGCTATTAGTAACAGTTCTTATAACTTTATTAAATACAGTTTTTGAATTAAAAAATATTATATAAAGTGGACGAACTGCTACCTGTCTTAAAGCTCCAACATAATCACTATTAACACTTTCTTCATTAAGAGCAACACTTTCTTCTACATCTATAATTCTATACCTAGAATACATATCTTCAAGTATAGAATTTATACGATTATTGGCATGTGTTCTAGTTGCCTCATTAAACTCTATTTCTGGATTCCACCCAAGATCTAATATGGATTGCTTCCTACTATTTATAGCAGCTACATCTCCAGATTCTTTTATTTCATCATAATCAGAATATAGTTTCTTTATAGTTTCTGCCCACCCTCCAATGTCTCCTATAGTAGATTGAATTAATGCATCGTCGTCAAATCCATTAAATCTATTTTTATATTCTTGAAACCATTGCTTTGTCGTAATATCTCCAATTAGAACATTATCTGGTTCGTCACTATATATTCCAGTATCTATAGTAGATATGCCGAGTTTTTCCATTTCATATGGAGAATAGAATGGGGTAATAGATAGAGCTATCATGTTATCAATATTTATTTTATCGCTAATATTCCTTTCAGCACTTTCGAATATAATATCAGAAATATTATTTGAAGTAGATTCTTGAATCCTAGCACAAGTTTTTGCTGCCCCCACAATATCTATTTTAGATGCATATAGACGTAGAGCTTCTTCTCTAGATGGAACATATTGTATAGTTGGAGCAGAATGGTTTATATCTTTTTTAAGGAATTCTTTTCTTTGAGCCAAATAATGTTGCGTGTTGTCCATATCAAATAATTCGATAGAAGCATCATCAACTTCGTACCTATCAGAAACTGGGATGCTATTATATACACCCCATTGCTTCTCAAGATCTTTTAAAGAGCTTGCTTTGGATATAACTTTATTTATATTATTCTTATTCCATTCATCTGCTTGATCATACGATTCCTTCATAGGAACATATAAATTATCATATAATTCATCTGGAATATCGTTTTTAAGAAATTCAGATAGCATTGTTTCATATCTATCAATATTACTGAATCCAAATAAATCTATAGATTTCCAATCGCTTTCAATCCTATCTTGAATTGTCATATTATTAAATTTTTCCCAATCATCTCTTAATTTTTTCTCTGTCTGATAGCTACTATGGAGAAGAATCATATTATGAGACAATCTCCAATCTTTTATTTCTCTATCGTCTAACCCAGTAGTTATAACCTCATCATCGATACCTATCATTACAATATCACCTCAATTTGAATATCTTTTATATCCTTATAATATGCAGTCCTTTGGCGAGTTATAGCATTTTCTGCAAAGTATCCGTTCATATTTTCAAATATATTAATATGAATATTGCCAGTTGTAATCTTAGAAGCTTCAGATATAGATTTTTCATTCATTAGTGGAAATCTAACTATTTCTTCTCCAATTATTTCTTTATACTGATCTACAATTGTTTGAGCGGCTGAGTTGTATTCTGCAAAGATTTTAACTGGGGATATTTCTTCGAAGCATTCATCACAGATTATCTGATCGTCTGATAATAGCCTTTTCCCAGTTAGCGCTTCATATAGATATTCTCTATATGCTTTTTTATTTTTCTTTGCAGATTTTAATATCTTGTAATATTCATCCACATTCTCGCCAATGTATTTAAATATTCTTATCTTTCTTCCTTCTAAGAAAGAAGATTCTTTAACCGCAAGATTACCATTCTTATCTACTAATAGTATCTTATCTGTAATGATATCGTTGTGAATGGCATACCCTTCTACTGTATCATCTGAGAAAGTAGATCTAGGACCAAATTGAGTAATGAATTGATTAGAAGGTGCTGGCATTCCGCCAATTCCTGCAAGACCCATACTCTCATCTATAGACATAGTTATCATATTATCGGTAGCTTTAACTTGTTTAAAGCCTTGCTTTTTATACACGTTTATTGCAACTTCATTTTTTTTATTTACCGTTAATGATGTTGCTTTTAGTGTAGATACAGCATATTTCAATAATTGCGATGATAATCCATATCCCTGATAGTCTTTAGATATCTCCAGTGCCTGTATCATTCCATTATTAGAGTTTACATTTACATAGCAAACTGGATTGTTTTTATCTAAGAATATGGTTCCTTTGTACCCATCTTCTGTTCTTATATGTGATAATGATTTCATATCTTGTTTATATTTATTAATATCATTATCAGTTATAGAAACTTTTTTAAAGGAGAATAAAGACTTATTCCCTTTTTGTATATGATCTTTATTCAATGGCACACTTATAGACATTTCATCTATAATCTCCGATTCTAATTCAGTAGATTCGTTCTTTTTATTATACCTTGCGTCTACAGCATAGTCTACTCCAATGGCAGTTCCAAACATTATAGCCGACGATGCGATTATGCCAAACATTGATAATACATATCCTATAGCAACAGCCCAAAATAATTTTTCCGAAAGATGCTTTGTATTGAATGTCAATCTAGCGACTTCGCGTAATATTTTAGCTGATGAGTTGTATATCTTATCATTTATTTTTTTTATATCATCTTTTGATTTGCCTTTTATAAAATTTTTAAATTTAGAATTGGCGTTTACTTTTTTTAGAATCATAGCTTTAAACTTTGTTATATCTTTTGAAGATTCTTCATTTAAAGCTTCTACTTCTTCATTTATATTGATAACTACTTTCTTATTATCTTCACTATCGTCAATCATTTGAGCTTTGAGTTCAGCAATTGTTCCTAATAGTTGAGCAAAGTTGTTATCTGTCAATCTAAGATAATTAAATTTACCAAGAGATGTAATCATTTGTTCTTTAGCCACTTGCTTTTCTCTATATGAAGTCATAGTACGATTATTAGGATTGCTTCCACCATCCTTAACTTCTATAATTAGATTAAACGGAATAAGAAGCATATCAGTAATCCACTTATGAGTTTTACCTTCATATTCATATTCAAATACTGGACCTGGGCAAAGTATATCCCATGATTTAAATCCTAGCACTTTATCTATAAACTCCAGTGCCTTCTTTTCATAAGATCCAGTATAAACTACATATCCTCCGTCTGTAAATCTATACTTTCCGGATATACCTCTATTGGCTAGCATTTTTTCTTGATGTTCATCATCTCCAAGAAGAGTAGGTTTATTATATACTTTGATATGATTAGTTACTGCTATTTTTCTCAAAGCATCTGAACAAGCTTTGCGTCCGCACATTCTATCATATTTACTAGCATTTTCATTCCATTCAGTTTCTCTTTTACAAACAACACACACTCCATGATCTTTTTTATTAACTAAATTAAATACTACTCTAGCCGCAGTAAAATTTTCTGGTATCATTTCATCATGCTCTTCTTCTATATGAGATATCAAATCTTCCCTAGAACCTCTATATCCACAATATGGGCAATTATATTTTTTCATATGACCGTCCTCCTTTTAACTTATTGATATGTTTTCATTATATTTAAAGCGTGTAAATACCTAAATCTAACAACTTAATAGTAAATTTATAAAGGAGATGTGGTTAAATGAGTGATAATGTCACTTTAAGAGAGCACAGTATGTCACTAAACGAATTCAATAGACCTAAAGTCTTCGAAGATCAAGATGCTACATGTATTAAGCTTATAGAGCTAGCATTGCTGGAAAAGGGGACAATGCCAACAAGACCAGATATGGGTCTTGGAATTATATCTAGATACCGCTATTCATCTAGTGATGATCTGGAACAACTTAAAAGTGACTATGAAGATCAAATAGCCACATATCTACCAGAATTAATAGCGGCTGAGGTTAATGTATCAGAATCGGATAAAACGATTAGAATATCTATTGTAATAGACGATGTAGTATATAGATTAACCTTTAATAAAGAAACGACAACGTTAGAATCATTATAATGGAGGGAAATTAAATGAGTACAGAAAACGAAGGAAATGTAAAAACAATTACATTGGCAGAACTAGGAGTCAATATACCTGATTCCAAATCTCAAAAGAACGAAGGAGCTACAAATGGAGTTATCACTCCTAATGCTGTTGGTGGTGTTGGAGACGGGGAAAACGTAAATATTGGAGAAATAGCTGCGTTTGCGCCAAGAGTAGAACCAGGAAAAGTATTTGAAGAAAATGCTTTAAAACTAATTGATGAAAATATAGAAAGAGTTAAAAAAGATTTGCAAGAGAACGTCATCGGACCAATGAAAGATAATATGGTTGCGGCAAGACTCGAAGCAGAAGCTAACGAAACATCAGAACCTGATAAAATTAGCATTGATTCTACAAGACAGACAGTGCAGTCTGCGGAAAGTAAGATTATGGATGCTCAAGATCTTAGCGCATTAAGCGATATGAGCAGATTCTCCATTGATGATGAAGATCTTAAAGATCTACTCGATGGTGAAGATGAAGCTGATTTAGAAAAACAAGCTAAAGAAGACGATGAAGAAGAAAAAAAGAAAGAAAAAGAAGATGCTGAAGAGCACGAACGTCAAAAGCAAATCTTTAAAGAATATCAATCTCAAATTAAATCCACTGTAAAGGTTATTCCTAATGCTATAGATCTAAAAGAATTTAGAATCTCTAGCAAACCAATTTCTATTACAAAGGCTCTTGGTAATGCCACAAAACAAATAAATACTGCACAATGGGGTCTGCCAAATTCAAACCGCCTTATTACATTTTCTGAATTAAGCGGCGAAGAAATTACTAATCTAAATCAAGAAAACTTTAAAAATAGAATGCATGCATTTAGAACAGCATATTCTATCATGTTTAATCATCTTGTAGATCCAAATAAACCACAAAATATGGATGTATGGTTAAAGACTATTTGCGGATTTGATATTAACCATTTATATTTTGCACTGTATAGAGCAACGTTTATGTATAATAATCATTTAACGTACAATTGCCCTGCTTGTTCTAATTTAGAATTAAAAACTTCCAATATTGATGATATGGTCCACTATCCAAATGAAGAAGTAAAAACAAAATTTCAACATCTTTTGGCTAATGGAGAAGATACTACCCCTTCTGCATTAGAGCCTAAACTTGTGCAAGTTTCTGAACATTATGTATTTGCTATGCGTGCTCCGCATGTATATGGATTAATTTTTGAAACTAGTGCATTAAATGAAGAATTCACTACAAAATATGCAGATATTCTTAGCATTCTTTCCTATATCGAGGGTGTATATCTTATTGATGCGCAAACAAAAAATCTCATTCCAATTGACACCAAACCAGATCCAGATAACGTTACAAAAACTGTTAAGAATAAAGTTGTAGCATATTATAATATAATCAAAAAACTAACCTCTGATCAATACGGATTAATCGGTTCTGAAGTTAGTGCAATTAATAAACTGCTCGAAGATGATATTATATATCAGATCCCAGAAGCTGATTGTACCGGTACAACAAAAGCAAATGTAAAGTGTACACATCATTTCGCACCAGAGCCAATACTTCCATTAAACTTGCTTTTTTTACGGCATCAATTGGTAGCTACAAGCAACTACTCGATAGAGTAAATATGCTAACTAAGTACTATAGAAATAGACTTAGTTTTGTAGAAGCCTTGAGACAACCGATGGGCTTCTTGCATTATTTATACTATTCGGCGGTGCAAGAAGCCAAAACTGATGCTGGTAAAGCCGAGCAACAAAACAATACCATAATAGATGCCATATCTTAATATAATTGAAAAATGAAATATAGGGATGCTATCCGCATCCCTATATATTTATTTAATCCGTTCGACTATATTTATTAGACTATCTTTAAATAAAGCTTCCTCAAAATTCATATTTTGTTTGCGCATTCTATATTCAATTACATTTCTACTGATATCAATTAGGTTTATCCATTGCGATTTGGTTAAAGTTATATCATTAATAGTCTCATATACATTATTTGACCTATTATTGGCTTGTACTTTCCAATCTGCCCATCTACAATTATCGGGTTCGTAATTTCCATTGAAATCTTTTCTGTCTAAAGTCTTACCTTCTGGTCTTAGTCCCATATCTTTGACAAATATTTCGAATGATTCTATCCACTCATCACAAACAAATATGGATCGTCCTCCATAGTAAGGATAATTTACATCATTCTTATTATAGCATCGACTAATCATAGATCTATATGTTGAGAATTCTGATGGATATAACGCACTACATCCGTGCCATCTAGTATTTCTATAATATTTACACGAATTGCAAAAGATAGTATCTGATTTGTGCAATAGTCTATACGTAGTCGTTTTCCTTATTTCTCCACATTTTACACACTGAATGATTCTCTGTTGTTCTTCATCGTCGTAGCCAATAACTTTCCAATTACCAAAAGTTTGACCATCAATATTTTTTCTTCTTGATGTACAACCACAACTGGTAGATTCGCCACTTCTTAGTTTATGAGAATAAACCGATTTGGTTTTACCACAATTTGTACATAGACATATCCATTTTGGATGTGTTGTTCCAATAGAAACTACGTCAAAGTCTAATACTTTCCAGTAACCAAATATTTGTCCAATTAAATTAATTTTACCCATTTGCATCACCCCATTTTTATTATTTAATAGTTATAATATTTAAAATATAACTTATTATGTTATAGACGTGATAGTGGTGTAATAATCTCTAAAATGAAATATAGCAATTATATTAAAAATTGTAGCAGATGCTATGATGGGGGTGTAATGTAAAATGGATCTAGAACAGTTTTCGCAATTAGTAAAACATAAAGATCAAGAAAAAGAAATGTATAAATATTTCGACGAGCATCTGGTACTGCATAGTCTATTATCTACAAATTTCAGTGATATTAATATAGATCTGAAAGAAGATGAAGATGGGTGTTTTTACCTGCTACGTCCAAGTAAAAATTGCGATATATCATATATGGAATCGTTGTATAATAACATTAGAGTCGATTTCTTCGCACATAAATTTGTTGTTGGGGTTACGATATGCAATGATAATAATATAATTATACGACTTATAGATAAGAAGGGTATGGCTTAAGCCATACCCTTTATTCTTTTGGTTATCAAACATTGAGATAATTGAAAGGAGAGATACAAATGGCTCAGCGATATTTATCAATAAAACCGTTAAAAATAAATAATTTTATTAAAGTAAATAAACTTTCAGAAATAACAAATCCTATCTTTTTTTCTAAGAATAATTCACCTACCACAGATGGATTATTGTCTAATGAGATCTTTGGTATATCTAAAGACGATAGGGCAAATACGTTTGCATATATATCTTTAGGAAAAGATCCATTTATGCACCCATTGTTTTATAAAGTGTGGTCTAAGATGGATAATAAGATTAAAGCATGTGTTTATGGTACTAGTTATTTCAAGATAAATTCTTCTGGAGAATTGGTAGAAGATGAAGATGGGGAGACCGGTTTGTCGTTCTTAAAAAAGAATATAGACAAAATTAAAATCAAATCAACTGGATCTTCTCGGAGAGATACTAATATTAATTTCCTAAAAGAGTATAAAGATTATATCTTTATAGAAAACATGATCGTTATTCCGGCATATTATAGAGATATTAACAGTGATGGTGGATATGTTGGTATAGGAGATGTAAACAAATTATATAACTCTCTTATTATTGCAACTAGATCTTTAAAAGAATCTTCTGAATATGGATTGACTCTTGCAAATTCTGTAAGAGGAAGAATCCAAGAAATTTTGGCTAGTATATACGATTGGTTTACATCAGAACCTAATATACCAGGCAAGAGAGGTATACTTAGAAGATCTAATCTTAGTAAAACAACAGATTATTCATCTCGCTTGGTACTATCTGCACCTAACCTTAAAGTTGAGCATATGGAAGATATGCTCACAGATCTTGACCACACAGCGGTACCATTAGCATCTATAGTAGCTAACTTTTTCCCGTATATTATATTCTATTTAAGAAGATTCTTTGAAAACGAATTTGCAAACGATCCTATAAGAACAGTAACTACTTTAGATGGAACAGTAAAACAATATAAAATGAAAGATTACCAAATAGCTTTTTCTGATACAGTATTAAAAGAAGAGCTGGATAGATTTATGCACGGATATTCAAATAGATTCCGTCCAATTTTGCTTCCATTGGAAGATGAAAAGAAAAAGGTTTCTCTACGTTTCAAAGGTAGAGGAATTACAGATAAGCAATACAAAGATGGAAATGATATTCTTAAGTTTCCTATAATGGATAGAGATTTAACCTGGTGTGATCTTATTTATATAGCTGCTGTAGAGGTTACTAAAGATAAAACAGTTCTTATCACTAGATATCCTATAGATAGTTACTATAATCAATTTCCAACAAAAATAAGAGTAAGCTCTACAAAACTAACAGAACCAATGGTTATCAATAATTGTTTCTATTCTCATTATCCTAAAATTAGACAAGAAGATATTGGGAAGAATACTAGTAATCTATTTATTGATACTGCTCAAATATGTAATGCTTATTTAGGTTCTATAGGTGGGGATTATGATGGCGACCAAGTAAGCTGTAAGTCTGTTTTTAGTATAGAAGCAAACGAGGAACTTAAAAAACAGCTAAATTCTAAGGCTCATTATATATCTCTTGGTGGACAAAATATTATGGAAACTACCAATGAAGGTATGCAATCCATATATAATCTAACTATGGTTTTACCAGAAGATGAGAAGAGATTGACAAAGCCAGTATTTTAATTATAATTTTTAAGCATATATCATAATAATGAAGTTATAAAAGAGAAGAGCAATGCTCTTCTCTTTATTTTTTTGAGTTATATATTATAAATATGAGCAATAATAGATTGCATCATAAGGAGGAATTTAATTATGAATATTTTATGCCACGTTAAAACACCGCAACCATCTTTACTATTCGATGTATATCCAGTTAAGAATGTCAATGGTGCCATTCTTTCTACATCTGACGGGCTCCACTTCAGTGCGAATGCCAATGAAAAGATTTATAATGTTTACTTCAGTAGTACTAGTAGATTAGCACTAACAGATACTATCTATTGCGACACTCCAATTCAATTCTTTTATGATGAACAAAGCGAACAATGGATCGGAACTCTCAGTGTTAGCACTCCATCAATAGAAGAATTGCACGAGTTTATATCAACTCAGCATGGGATTTCAAATGTCATTATCAAGAAATTAGAATTAGTTTAATTGAATAATTTGGGAGTGTATTGAAATGAAAGTTGAAGCCACATTGTATTTTAAATCAGATAAGGATATTTTTAATGAATTTGACTTTGTCACACCAAATGGTGATAAGCCTAGAATGATATATAAAGACCATAAAAAGGAATCCGAATTCGCTTTTGTCTTTACAAAAGGGGATTTGTTACATTTAACAAAAGAAGGCGATGTAAACGTCGATCAACCGTTTATTGTAAAACCAGAAGCCAGTCAAGGAAATTTTAAATGGAGTGCTGATGTTGTTATTAATACACCATCTATAGAAAGAATAGTACGTGCCATTCTGAATAAATCAGTAGCTATTACTATTAATAAGATAGATGGAATTCCTAATAAAATATAAAGGTAAGCATAATGCTTACCTTTTCTTTTTTGTATTTTAAGCAATACTTAGTTATATATTATAAATATGAGAATAAATAAAATATATTAGGGGGAAATTAAAATGGAAATTGAATGCAACTTTATAACTAGAAATCAATTTTGGTATAATGCTTTTACTATCTCTAAAAATGAAAATATAAATTCAAGTAGGGGTATTCATTTAGATGGAGAAGATTGGGATGATGAATTGAGCTTATATTTTGACGCAGGTATAAGATTAGAATACGCGCAAAATATATACACTGATAGTATGATATACTGGCATAAAGTGGACGGAGATTTGTGGAATGGTTATATGATTATTAATGCTCATTCTATGGAAGCATTAATGAATTTTTTACAAAATCAAAGTACTATTGAAACAACTATATTCTTAGATGTAGTAAATAGAGATTTTAGGAGGAATTAAAATGGAAATTGAAGCTGCTTTGTATTTTTGGTCTTGTGAAACTATTTTAAAAGAATTTGAATTTGTTACCGTAGATGGTGCTAAATCCAAAGTAAGATATATCTACTGGGAAGAAGGCAGAGATTTCGGAGTCAAATTTATAGATGGAGATAGAATGCTATTAACTAAAGAAGGTGATGTCTATATAGATAAAAATTTCTTTGTTAAATCTAAAACTGAACGTGGAATTTCTATTTGGAACGCAGATGTTATTATCAATACTACATCTTTTGAGAGGTTAACTGAACTTAAATTAAATGACACAATCATAGGATTCAAATAAAAATAAAGGAGCTCTAGCTATGTTTACACAAACAGAAGATTGTGAAATTATATTGAAAAAAATATTAGTAAATAAGCTTAGTATTAGTGGAGAAAATATTTATACATTTTATAATACCATAGCTGTTTTTTTGAATGCTAATAGGCTAGATGATGTAGAGACAGTTATCAAACATGTCTCTGACTCTAGAGGTCTTGTAGAAGCTATGATTAGTAATAATTGCACTTTAGATTTCTTTAAGAAATTTGTAGACTATAAGTTCATAGATCGACTTAATAAAACTCCTATAACAAAAGAATTAATGCTATATCATGCTATACGCAATGGTAAAATGGATATAGCAACTTACTTAGTACAAGAAAGAAATGCGGGACTTCCAAAAGAAAAAATTGTAAAATTATTAGAAACCGGTTTTGGATCTGGTAGGGATATACAAAGTATAAGATTTTTACTTGAAAATAAAATAATAGATGTGAATTATTTTATTCAAAGTAAGAGACAATATTTGATTGAAAGAGTAGTATATCTTTGTGAGTCGGAATGCGATGATGAATTAACAAAGCTTATAATAGACTTAGGTGCCGATATATCTGTAAAGGATTATTCTGTTATAAAAACTATGTCAAATCAATATACTCAAATTTTTACAGATATACTTGCAGATCTAATAATTAAACTAGATTCTAAATTAAAGAAAAATAAAGGAGAGTGATTCTCCTTTATTTTTTATAACTTTAATATAAGGTGGTGGTCCACCTTAATATATTAAAGTAGGTGAATAAATATGGAAACTATTAACGAATATTTCGCTGGTATCGCATGTATTGCAGCAGAATCTGCGTCTAAAAAGAAAGGTTTATGTAATATAAGCTGGAGATGGATTTACTGTCAATTTGCTCACGAAACCGGTTTGTTCACTTCAGATCTTCAAGCATCAAATCATAATCTTGGAGGTCTAACTCAAGAAGAAGAAAACGATACGCCACAACCAGATGGTCCTTACTACTATATGAATTTTAATACATTTGAAGAATATGGGGATTATTTTGGAAGATATCTTGGGTATTACATTGAGAATGGAATCGATCAAGTTACAACGTTAGAAGAGTATATTATGGCACTAAAGAGAGGTAAATATTTTAGTGACTCTTTAGAAACTTACATTAGACGTTGTAGAGAAATATACACTGAATGTTTTGGTGAATGAATAATATGCAGTATAGCAAAATTGCTATACTGCATATTTATTTCTTTTTGATTATATATTATATAAATGAGAATAAATAAGGGGGATTTATAATGGATAAAAATGAAGAGTTAGTTAGATTAATGCTAGAAGTATGTTTGAGCGATAATAATATCGACTCATTTACTAGCGAACAAATCGAAATGATGAAAAATTGGCAATTTAATTTATAAGGGGGAAGTTATAATGGATAAAAAATCACCTACTCTATTAGATGGCTTAAAAGAATATTTGCATAAGAATGGAATGTTTGAAAATCAAATTGAAGACGTAGTCAAATTAATTGTAGAAGACGAATCAATGAAAGAAATGAAAGGAAGATGGGGAGATACTAAAGAAGATTATGGTTCGGCTCCGATGCTACAGATTATTATAATTTCAGCAAGACCTATTGCACTAAAATATATAGACGATAATTGCCCGCAAGCATGGTTTAGACCTATGTTTCTGTCTTTAAAAGAACAGCAAGAGTATATAAATAAAGGTAAAATAAATATAGAGGGGATTTAAAAATGGAAAAAATTAATGATATTTTACCTGGAGATATAGCAATATACGATTGGTCTGACGAGAAGTCTTCGGTGCCGCCACCTCCAGTGAAAGTTTGCATTATGTATGTTTTTAATAATACAGCTACTATAAAATTCAATAGTATTGTTGAGAAAACAGTTCCATTAACATCGCTTAAGAAATGTACGCGTGTTTCTAAAGAATGCTTTAAAGCAAAAAATAATAAAAAATAAATGGAGGTTAGAAATTATGACTGATAAACAAATTATTTTAACAGAATCAAATTTGAGTGGGGTTTGCGTGTCTTTGCAAACCCTCAAAGATAAAACAATCAGCATTTATGGAAAGCCCAATAGAGTAATAAAATATATTTTTACTTTTAGTGATCGTGATACAGATAAATTTGTTGGTATTAGGATGGCTTACGACCTAGGATTTGGGGAAATATACATCGGTGCAAAAATTGAAAAGATTGGCGATCGTGTAGTGCGCGTAAATCAAACTTCTCCATATGCTGGAAGAGAAAATATTGATGAATCATTTACATTAGAATTATTAGATGGAGATAATGGAGAACAAAACCCATTCTTCAATGCTTTTAAATATGGTTTTAATAGCAAAATACAATTACAAGAAGAATGGTATAAAGATGCAAAAATACAAACATTAGAAACACTATCAGATTTTTGTAATAAATTGGCGAATAGCACATATGGCTCTATTCTCCAAGCGGCAACGGCGGCAGCGATCGCTGCCGCCAATGCAATAGATAGAAGTACCGGAGGTATGACAGGAGCTCAAGGCAAATCAGTTGCTTTAGAATTTGTTAAACGATGGAATGGGCTACAAGAGCCATTCGAAATAACCAAATTCGGCGATCTTTTATATCCTCAATTCGAAAATAGATTTACTTCTATCCCTGAAAGTGTTTGGGAATGGTTGCAAGAAGAAGCTAAAAAAATACTAAATAGTGAGAATTGTCGCACCAAAGCTATAGAAGAACATTTGCAGTCTATTATTGATGGGGTTGTTCCATTTGGTCTTAAAGTTATAAATGATTTCGATCAAGAAATAATACCTGGAAAGGTTTTATCTAAAAATTATAAGTTTGATAAATCATCGGATTCTACTCGTATATCTCAAGCATTTGACCAAAAGATAGAAGTAATTTTAACTGAGGAAGAAAAATCTCTTGTATTAAAAATGCGAGAAATATATTCATCTTCTAAATCTAAAACATGGGAAGATTTAATAGCCGCCAGGAGGAGTGAAAATGAAGAAAATATTAGATAGTGATGGCGAAACAAAAACTATAAATTTAATCAAAGACTAATAAAAACATATAAAGCATCTCATATGAGATGCTTTATTTTTTGTATCTAACATAATAGAATAAAGAAATATCAAACTTTATATTAAACGAATTTAAAAGGGAGAGGATGTATAATGAAGGAAAGTATTTCTACATTAGTTTTGAACAAGCGATACTATCGGACAAAGCCATTTAGAGGGTCTATACCATATCCTTTATATCAATCTTATAAAGAAAATTATAATTTTGATAATATTAAAAATTCTGTAGAAAGATGGGCATCGTATTCTGAAAATATGGGGGAATCTCTAGATAAAGTATTGGAGCTATTTGATATTGTTTCATCTAAGGGAACAAGCAAACAGCTCGATACTATTACAGACAGAATTAATGAGAATATTATTTTTTCATTAGATGATCCATCGCTGCTTAGACCGGTCATATCTACAAAAATTAAAGAATCTAATGATGTACGAAAATCTTGTTTAGCGTCTATTTTAGGTAGAATAAATGAAAGTATTCATTGCGATAGACTTATAAAAAATCATTTAATGATTTCCAAAAGATTTAATATTGATTCTTATGTGAGAGAGAATGCATATGGTGATAATATTAATGATACGATTCATGAACTTTGTTCTTTTATCGATACATATAATATGGGCGTGAATTCTAAATATAGCATCGCATTAGAAGAAGTATTATTTACTTTTTATAAGAATAATGTAAAGGCAAATTCGGCATCAATATTAGAAGCAGTAACTGATTATTTTTTAAGCACTCATATGAATGAAGAGGATTCTTCTAGAGAACTATTACATATTCTTGGAGAAACTGCTGCACAAAATAGATTCTTTACACATGAAGATGCTTGCTATATTGAAAGATTGCAAAGTTCTATAGTAGAAACAGTCGAAGAGAATACAATAGATTCTCTATTAGAATCTTCTTTAAAAGATAAAACAAAAGATATTATAGATAAATTCAAAACACTTCCATCCAAAACACCAGAAGCATTAAAATTAATGCTTATAAATATTTTAGTAGTTAATAAAGATAATAATATAGTAAATGGTACAAAGAATCTTTTATCTATAGCTTTTTATTTTTTATGTGTTGTCGGCGCTATATCTATTAGTGTATATGCTGGAATCTTTGCTGCTATTGTGGCAAAGACAATAAACTTTATAACTGAAAGAAAGTATATGACAGATATACTCAAAGTATGGTATAGGAATAGAGATTCAGTAGCCAGGAAGATAGATAAATGTAAAGATAATAAGAAAAAAGCTAGATTGGAAGAATATCTAAAACAGTTGGATAAAAGCATCGACTCATTGGAAGGATATTCTGATTCTCTTAGAGGAGATGATGAAAAGAAAAGTTGGGAAACAAAGCCTGATAAAGGTGGAGATTTTAACTTTAATATTAACTTTGATGAAGATGCTAAAATTGTAGCTACCAATATAGTGGTTATCGAATCTGCTGTAAGCTCTATCAAATGGGATCAAAAGGCAAATGAGAAAGTTTTATTCTCTAGTAATAATATTGTAGAAATGCAGTTAGAGGATGTAGATTTTCTTACAGAGTTTTGTGTTAAATATCCACATATGTTAAGTAAAGATAAGTTTATAGAAGCATTGCAATTTGCAGATAAACAAGCTTCAATAAATGGCATTATCAATTATAATAAGATTAATTGTTATGCTGAAAATATTTCTAAACTTATGTCTAGCGATGTGGAAGATATTAGTAATATGAATAGTTTTGATTCGTTCGATAATATATTTTCCATAGATACAGAAGTCGAAGAAAATTTATTTTCTCAACTAAATGAGTTGTATGAATATACAAATTCTATAAATTCATACGTTCAGTCTATAAATGAATTAAGTTTGACAAGTAATTTAAAATTAGCAGTCCAAAAGTTATCTAAAGTTGTAAGCAATCTTTCCGATAAAGAAAAAATAATGTCTAGAAGCGTAGACTCTGCATGTGCTATGGTTTCTAGAAGTGTGGAAAAGGCTATGACTATGGAAAATAGAGAGGCTGTTATCCGTGGAGACATTTTGCCTCAAGCTTCTAAAGTTATTAAAATGGCTATCGTTACAGCTGGAGCTGCTTGGCTCATTCATCCTGCGGCTGCTCTTATTTTACTTCTTGGCAGGTTTGCAATGAATTCTAGAATAAGAACCAAAGAGCGTCAATTGGTATTGGATGAACTAGACGTTGAACTTACTATGGTAGATAAATATATCGCTATAGCAGAAGATAATAAAGATATGAAACGTCTTAGAGAACTTCTTCTTCTTAAGAAAAAATTACAAGCTCAAGATGCAAGACTAAGATATAAAATTAAACTTGAGTGGGATGATAATAACGTTAAGCCATTAGGAAAAGAAAATGATTAGAAGGAGGTATAAATGTGTTTGATTTTAATAAATTCGTACTGAATGAAGATTATAGTAAAGATACACTATTGAATAAATATATCGCTATAGCTGAACAGCAAAATGATAAAAGATGGTTAAGTAAACTTCGTTCCATTAAAGAAAGAATGCGAATAGATCCAGAATATAGAAGCAGTGTAAATGAAGAAATCATTGCTAATGGAAAATCGTTAGATACAGAAGATGATAAAAACGACACAGCTAACTATACTGATGATGATCAAGATGGCGCAAATGATAATATAGATAACCAAAATACTCCTGCTCCTACAGGTACAGAGCATATAGATGGAGGAGAAGACAGCCAAGATGATACAACTCCCAACTATACTACAGACAATCCAGATGCAAATGAAGTAGTCGGAACAGATGGAGCCCCTTCCAATCCTGATGATACTACTACAGGAGAAGAAGGTGATGATGATTTAACTCCTAACTACGGTGATGATAATCTAGACGATGGAAACGATAATACTACAAATGCAGGAACTCCTGGAGATAATGGAGCAGGAGATGATAATACTGGTGGGAATTTGGATTCTGGGTTAGATAATAACGATGATCCAAATACAGATGGTGGAACTGGTGGAGGTGACGACGATCTAACCCCTAACTATGGCGACGACAACCCAGGTGGAGATGATGGAACTGTAGATGGAGGAGGAACAGATGGTGATGATGGTACAGGCAGCGACCCAAATGTAGATGGCGGAACCGGTGAAGGTGACGATGATTCTACCCCTAACTACGGAGATGAGCGGGATGGAGATGATGGAACAGGTACTGGAGACGATGTTCAAGGTGGAGGCGAAGGAGACGACGAGATAAAACAAATGGAGACAGAATTGTTCTCTAATATGTCTCCAGAACAAATAGAAATTAAACAAACAGAATTAAAAACTCAGTTTGTTTCTCTCTATGCAAATATAGAGAAATGTATAGATCGTCTCTCTAAAGTAAACAGAGTCGAAGACAATATCAGACCCATCGAATTTGTTACGAGGAAGCTTTTAGAGTTAAAAGACCTCGTAAGAGACTCTCTAATTCAGTCTTATGACACCAGAAGCTACGTGGAGAATCAAATAATACTACAACGGCACATGGCAATCTTCTCAACTCTTACCAATATTTTAGAAGAATTGGGCAAAAATAAGAAATGAATTTTAATTGAATAGTATCTGCTAAATATAACAATATAGTAAATATTTAAACCTGATTAGGTTAAAATATAATAAACCAAAAATAAAAATTATAATTTTCATTAAGGAGGAAATATATTATGCCAGCTGTAGGTGAACGCGAAAACCCTTTGGCAGCGTCAAAAGGTTATAGAAAAGATTCAATGTATAAATTAGCCGAGCAGTTCTTAGACATTGCAAAAAGCGCTATAAGCGAATCGGGTGTTAGTTTATACGAACAACCTTCAATGTTCTTTCAAAAAAATGCCACAAACGATGAGATGAGGAAACTTTTCATTAAAGAGGCTTACGATCCTAAAGATCCTAGGTATCAAGATGCAGAAGACATTGCTCAACTTGAAGCAGATCTTGGGGAATTATATCTTAATGACCGTAAGGCAATATCTGAAAATGCACCTTTAGGAGCATTCAATCCTGTTATTGGTATTACTTTCCCTATGCATAAAAATCTTTTGATGAATGCTGTTTTTGATCAATCGATGCCAAAAGATATCACTAAATCTCCTAAGTTTACTTTAACTATGGAAACAAGAACTCTTGTTACTCCAGACGGAGAAGAAATCGATATGTTCTTGGAACAGTACAAAATCAAAGATGCTATTAAAAATAGTGTCCCAACAAAAGATATTATCATTACTCTTCCAGAAAACGAATCTCTTGATATTTTAAAAGATGAATTCGGAATTAGCAATGCTAATTTAAGTATTAAAACTTGTATCAATGCAGTTCTTATTGATAGCTACGTTGCAGTCGGTGAGAAGTATTACAATACAACAACCAAAACTATTGATACTGTAGAAGCTGGCGGAGCCGGTGTAAAACCAGTATTGTTTAATGTAGGGGATTTGAAATTCGTTCCATCTTATGGTGAATTCGATCGCTCTATCATGGCTTCTTTTACAGTAGTTGCAAAAACTGATGCTACTAACACAAAAATTGTTAAAGGTATCATTAGCGGCTATGTAAAGAAAAATAAATTTATGATTACTTGCATGAACACGGCTGATGTTAAAGCTGTTCGTCTTAATGCTGTAGTCGATGTATCATCTGCTGCATTCCCAACTTGCAGAACAAAATGGAGTGCTCGTACGGATATCTTCGAAGTTCCAGAAGCACCGCACATGACAACCACAGTATCTCCCGAAGAAGTAAAAGATGTCACTGCACTTTATAACGTAAATCAAATTACTAAAATCATGAGCCAAATGCGTTTAGGTTTGATGCATTATAAAGATGACACTATTCATGATGAGCTTGATAAATCTTTCTTAAAATTACCTTCAACTCAGAAAATTAGTGGAGCATTTGACTTCATTCCTCCTCAAGGTTCTTACATGGGTTCTCATGTATCATGGAGACAAGAAACCTTTATGGATTATTTGGATACTCAAGTAACTTACATGTTAAATGTTCTTAACGATGAAAACATGTCAGTAACTGTATTTGGTCGCCCAGAGTTGATTAAGAAAATCACTCCTCGCGATTATAGCTACTCTAGCCCATCTAACATTGGTCCAATTGAGCTTGATTACAAAAAGACCATTGTTACTGGCGAGAAACGTGTATACCAATTCATTTCTAGCCAAAAGATGCGTAATAACAACAATTTAATTGTTATTCTTACTCCTCGCAACAGCCAAAGGGTAATGTACAAAATTGTTGATTATCAATTATACATCTCAAACGAAATTCGTGATACTACCAACTATCAGTTGCCTGGTATTACTTGCTTCGAACGCTGGATGTTCTTGGAATACCAACCTGTACAAGGACGTATTCAGATCATGAACCCAACTGGTCTTCGTGAAGATATTAATAATGCAGATCCAATTGGTGTTAGTGCTGCAAATGACTATACTGCAAACGGTGTAACATATGCTAGTGCAATTAATGGTGCGATCAAACCATAATTAAAATTTAAATATAGACCTACAGATATCTGTAGGTCTATATTTTTTAGTAAATAAGGAGGTGTATTCAATGGCTATTAGTGAAAAACTGCGTAACGATATTTCAGATTTTGATTCATGTATAGAAGTTCTTTTACGACAACAAAATTCAAATATACTTAATGAGACAAAAAATTCATTAAATCGTTTATTTGGTAATGGATGCAAACAAGTAATCTATACTGAAAATACTGATAAAATGTTTTTTGGAGTATGTGCAATGCCTATAATACCAGCTAAGAATGTTATCGGTATCATTCAAAATGACGATAAGTATATTGTTTCTGAGTACTATTTGGAATTAGATTCAAAACTATTTGATGCTGGTATGGCATTGTCATATAAAGAGATATCTGCTATCATATTACATGAGGTTTCTCATCTAGTTACAGATTCTACTCCAATGGAGTTAGTAAAAAATAATATTGATAATTATCTTTTGCAGCGCAATGAAACTATCAAACTTACAGATTCTATACACTATATAGAAATTCTTTCTTATGGTATTAGAGATGCATTGCGTAAAGTTACATCTATATTTGAAGCTGAAGAAAACGAAATCGTAGATCAGTTTGATATAGATTGCGGTAATTCAGATTTGTTGAAAAGTGCAATGAGTAAAATATCATGCAATGGGTATAATGTAAATAGTCCTATTGATAATAAGGTCGTTGTATTATCTTGGGTAATGCGGTTATATAAAGACGTACTACATAATCGTATTGCTGCTATTCATACTCTCAATAAAGGAATGGAAATTACTGCATCTAAATTAGAACGCAAAGAAATGAGCAATATCATTCGTCGATTAGAAAGAATAGACGATGATGTTCTTATATCGGAAAGTTTTATTGACGATATTGTGCAGGTATTTAAACGCAATGCGAATAAGATGAAACTTAACGGCATTAAAGGTTATGAAGATGATTTTTATGAAATCGAATTCAATGTAAACAATATGGAAACACAAGACGATGCTGTATTGTTGATTCACCAGATTAATTCCCGTATGGCTGTAATTGATGATTTCTTAACTTCAGAAGAATTAGATAGAGTAGCCTACAAACGTTGGATGGATTTGTATAATAAATATAATAATTTGCGCGGCACTATATCAAAAAATAAAATCTATCAGAATAAAACAAGACTTTATGTAAATTATGGATTTGATAATTAATCAATAAGGGACATAGCTAAGGCTATGTCCCTTATTAGCTTTTGATTATAACACATACATTTTTATAATCAATACTATAATTAAATTTATTTAATTTAAAGGAGGATGTCATAATGGCATTAGGAAGCTACAATAATAATGGTGAAAAAGAAAAGGATCAATATCGTCCAACTGTATATGGGTATTCAATGAGTAATACTGAAAGTGAGATCGATGTAACAAATTTATCCCATTCAATGTGGAAAGGTACTCTTAAACTTGCTATCTCTCCTAAAATTGAAACGGCTAATAAAGATGAAAATATCAAATGGGATACAAAAGCAGCAGCAACAATTTACTTAAACCATTCAAAAGCACGCATCTTTGCTGAAACTCTTAAAGGTTTTGTTAAAGATCCAAAAGCATTCAATCAACGCGGAACATGGGCTGGACAAGGTCTTATTACTGTTTCTACAGGAGAAGAGTTTGGTAAAAATGCTCCATGCTTAATTATTAGAAAAATTGGTGAAAGCGGTCAAGTGGAAAGTTCTTACGCTTATGAATTTAAGCGTAATTATCATTGCGCTATTGAAAAATTCGATGAAAAAACTGGTGATTTTTCTAGTGACTATGATTCATTTCAAAACTTAGAAATTTTACAAGTAATTACAATGCTTGAAAACTATTATAATGCAATGACTGGAGCTGTGGCATTCAGTGTTGTTGACAACTTATCATTTTCACAAAATCGCACAAATGAAAGTTTGGCTAAAATAGCATCAGGTGTTGGTGTTGAACTGTATACTCAAAAATCATCAAAAAGCAGCGGTTCTAGTTATTTCGCTAATAAAGGCGCAGGGGCTAACAAATCTTCTTCCAGCACTATTAGTGATATTATGGACGAAGATTAATAAATCAAATTATACAGACGTATCTAAAAAAGATACGTCTGTATTTTTTTAATTAGTTTCTTAATGGAAAATATTGTTAAATAAAAATTAGAGGGGGATAAAAATGGAAAGGGAGTATTCTTTCTCAAACTTATTAGCTTTTGAATCTGTAGTAGATATTGATCTCGGTATTATAAATTATATGATTTCAAAATACAAGAAATCAATATACTTTAATCAGTTCGTAGTTAATGCTAGTAGTGAAAATGTAAAAAGGAATTTGTTGCTGGCTAGAAAATTAGCCAATCCTATTACAATATTACTCAAGGAAGAATATATCAGTAGTGCAGATGATATGTTAAAAGACCTGGAAGCTAAACATATGGAAGAAATTTTAACTTACTGCAAACCAAATGATATTTTAAAATTTGCAAAAACTTTAGAATCTTCTGATGGTATTATTAGAAACTTTATTAGTTGTAAAAATCAAATGCAAAAACAGTATATTAATGATTTAGATAGTTCTATCGTAGCTATAATAAATGAAACTGATATGACTACCTACAATTGTCTATTTCTAAAATATGTGGAGCAAGTCGTACAATATAAGAACATGGGTGGCAAGTATATATTTCTACTAAACTATATGCACAATATAGATGAAGTTAGCGGATTACCAAAGAAAGTTATATTAGCCGTTTCCGGTTCTAATAAAGTACGTACAGTTGACCCATATGTAGGACTAACTTTACCAAAAATAGGGGGAGAACAAAAATGACAGTTTATACAAATATCGTTCCAAAACACAAGGTAAGAGAAGCACAGCAGAAAGCTCTAGAAATCATTTCAAATTCATTAATAAACTCTTTCGGTCCAACAGGATCTGTTACTGCTATTAGACAAAAAGGCGCTTTAACAAAATATTCTAAAGATGGTCATACTATTTTAGGATCTATTAAATTTAATAGACCTATTGAATATACGATGCGTGACGATCTAGAGGATATTACTAGAAGAATCGTAGTTGAAGTGGGCGATGGTACTACTTCTGCTATTATACTTTCTGCTATTATTTTTAATGCGCTTGTAGAAGCGAGCAAAAAATATGCTATTAGTGACAATGAATTGATCAGCCAGCTACAGAATGCTGTAGGCGAAGCAATCAAAATTATAGAAGCAAATAAGAAAGAAACGACAATCGATGATATTTATCGTATTGCTATGATCGCTACAAATGGAAATACTGAGGTGGCAGCAAATATTAAAAATATTTATGCCGAGCATGGTATGGATGTATTTATAGACGTTGGAGTTTCTAATTCTATACATAATGTTCAGAAAGTTTATGATGGATTAACTTTCGATAGCGGGTATTCTGATCCAGCATTTATTACAGATAGCTCAAGAAAAATTTCTTCTATTCGTAATGCTAAAGTTTATGTATTCGATGGAGAAATTAATACTCCAGAAATGCGGGCTTTCTTAGATCAAATTATATACCAAAATGTTTTCTTTCCATCATCTGAAGAAGGACATGCAGCTGGAGCCAAATTAGTCCCAACAGTTGTTTTCTGCCCAGAATTAGGAAATGATATGGATGCTATGGTAGATTCTTTAATTGGGCAATTAGCATCTATGCCAGCCGAAAATAGACCTCCATTTTCTATTGTAACAAATATATTTAAGGGGGATCTTCTTGTAGACTTGGCTCGCCTTAGTGGTGCTAAATTGATTAAGAAATATATTGATCCTAAGTTACAGCAAATTGATATTTCTGCCGGTCTCGCAGCAACTCCACAAAATCTTCATGAATTTGCCGGAGAAGCCGAACTTATCGAATCGGATAATATGAAAACTAAAGTTGTCAATCCTAAGCTTATGCATAATGAAGACGGAACTAAAAGCGACGTGTATAACGAGCTTATTAATGGTCTTTATTCGATGCTGGAAAACTACGAATCAACAAAAGAAGAAATTACTAAAATTGGCATCCTTAAAAGGAGAATCAATTCTCTCAAAGCCAATATGGTTGATTACTTAGTTGGTGGTATTTCTATGACTGATCGAGATGCATTAAAAGATCTTGTAGAAGATGCTGTATTAAATTGCCGTAGTGCTGCAAAAGACGGATATGGATTTGGTGCTAATTTTGAAGGGTTCCGAGCATTCAATCAATTAGAAAAAGAGTCAGTAAAAGATTATACCGAAGAAGATTTTGAAAAAATGAAATCTAATGAAAAGTTTAATATTTATGCTGTACTCAATAGTGCATATGCCGAGCTTATCTCTTCACTATACTTAGCATATTGTGGTGGTAATAAAGCCAACGCTATTAATTTAACATTGCGGTGCATTATGAATGAAACACCATTCAATATCAGAACTGAAGAATTTGATGGAAATGTATTAAGCTCTATCAAATCGGATCAAGTTATTTTAGATGCTATATCTAAGATCATTGGATTGGTGTTTAGCACAAATCAATATTTGTGCGAAGCTCCAGAGTATAATGTTTATATCGACCCAGAATAAAAAATAATATCATCTATTACATTTAATTAAAAAGGTTATATTAAGGCTACTGTCTATGCAGTAGCCTTAATATATTATAACATTTAAAGGGGGAATTTTAACTATTATTAATAAAAATGAATAGGGGGAGAAAGTAATGATTATGACTTTAGAAGAATATATCAAAAACCCTATGGGTAAGAATAATGCAGTTTATAGTCAAAGGGAATTATTTAAAGAAATTTATACTAAAAAATTCGATGCTGTTATAGCCAGAGAAGCTGGAACTATTAATTATAGATTATATAAAGATAGCGATAGACGCTATCTTATTCATATCAAAATACCATCAGAGCTTGTTAGTAAATTCTACTACGATGTGATCATAGAGTTTACAACAAACGATGCTACAATAGAGTTAGAAAACAGTTTAAAAAACTACGAAGTCAAGTTCTTTTCAAATGATCCTGCTTTCGTATTTACATATGCATATTCGTTTGCACAGAATAAATTATTCATAGATGATCTTAAACCCAAAATGAGTAAAAGGGCATTGAAAGATGGGGCAGATATAAGAAATCCCAAAAATGTTGTTGGTTATGTCAAATCTTTATATTTTGCGTATCTTTTTATTAAACTTAGGGGTTTAGATAAAAAACCTATATGGGCAGCAGAGGGGGTTAAATATGTAGCTAGAAATTTATTGGCATTTGTAGAAAATGCTGACAAGAAAGTGGAAGATCGTCAGATAAAAGGAGAGCAGCAAGAAAAGGAAAACAAAGCCAGAAGAAAAGGAAACCCCAAAGGTAATGTATCTGATACTGGTTCTAATGCTGGGAAGAGAGCCACAAAAAGTGTATCTAATACTGTTGTTAATAAGAAAACTAGTATGATAAAAACTATAAAAACTACTAAGCATACTAAAACAACAAACCGAAAGTAAATTATATATTATATCTATGAGAGATGAAAAATATTAGGATATAATAATTTTGTTTTATGAGATTAGGGGGAAATTTACTTGAAAACTATAGCGGAGAGATGTACTATACCTAAATTCGTATCCGTAGATGAGTGGGAGATGGAACCAGAAGATTGTGTGTTTTCTCACACAAGAGGTGCTATAATTGCAAATATAGCATCTGTTTATGGGATGCCAGAAAACAGTGGAATTAATTATTTTATGATGGCTCCTAAGCGTTGCTACAACAGCGACACAAAACTTAAGAAAGATCCAAAAACAAACGAAGACAAAGTAATAATAGGATTCAGAGAACACAATACTACGTATCTAAATTATTTCGAAAAGTTTTATGACAGAGATCATAGGTTACTCTATATCTATGCCAGATTGAAGTACTACATTGATTATCAAGAAGGCTACGGTGAAGACAATTTTATCAACGACTTGGTTAGATATCTCATAGATCATATGGCATCTCCTATATTGCATTATAATATAGGGTGCATGAATCGAGATAACTACAATATCCATTTAAGTTATAGGAATAATAAAAACCCATGCTTGGAATATACAGATTTCCATGCAATGATATTAATGGAAATCTCAATGATGCAAAATATTATAATACCATTAGTATCACATTATATCTATACAAGAAACGTTTCACCTCAAGAAGTTAAGAGAATTTTACTAAGATCCTTTGATCGTATCTTTGTTATGATAGTGCATAAGTATAACGTAGATATGATATCTAAACTCTTAGAAACTACATTTACAAATGTAAATAAAAGTCGTAATAACAATATTGTTCTCTTTGACATGCAAGACATAAGAGGTAGAAATCCAACCGTACATTCTATGTATACGTTGGAAGATATCATCATGCAGATAATTCCAAAGTACACATATTCTAAAAATATCATTCATTTTAACTTTGATGCTATTATGCGGGATATTAAATATAAGATTACTGATATCCCATATGAATTTGCATTAATTACAGTATCGTCATCAAATCGCGATGATGATAATAATAGTGAAAGCGATAAGTTTGAAGCTCATATGGCTAAACAAGATGAAGCTATGCTTATTCAAACTAATGTAAATTGCGAAACCACAATGAGGAATATCATTCAAGAGTTCGGTCCATTTTCAGAAGAAGAAATAGAATTTTATAGGAAAGAGCTTACGATTGATGGGAAGCCTCTAAAGAACGAATTCCAAAGCAATCTAATATCATATATATTTTTAAACAATTTTTGCGACACTCAAGCCGTTAAACTTATAAATAATAGGGATTATATAATTCTTATGATAGCTGCTAAAAGAAAATTAATAAGAGAAGGACAAACTCTATTGCCATTTGTTCTTGGTGGGAGAATTAGCCGCTTTGTTACTAGAAAAACAGTAAACAAAAAAATCCTACAGAGAATGATGCTATCAGATAACTTCCCTAAAGTTGTGGCTAAGTATAGGAATGAAAAAATTCAAGAGCAAATATTATTTAAAAATATTGCTCAAATCTTAGCATCGGAGTTCAGAAATATAGACCCATACAATGATGATCTCAATGGAATTAAAGTAGAATGTACTCCTCCAGAGATTATCTGCGAAGAAATGTTATTATTTACTTTATTAATCTGATCATAAACGGGAGTATGCATTTGCATACTCCCACTGTATTTAATTCACATAATAAGGAGAAGAGATATGAAAAACAATATAAAATGTGTATTAGCTATATTATTAGTTTCATTTGTATTGGCTATTATAGCGGCTACTATAATATTGCTTACAAATGAATTAACTAATATTGAATTTATTGCTATCATGATATTAATATGGCTTATTTTTATACTATCTACTAAAATTAATTCTATTCACAATAGCCATATTGGATCTAAGCCATCTGATGGTTCAAATAAGTCATAACATATAATTACTCACGGAATTTAATAAGGAGGAATAAAACAACTTGAATTATCTAAAAATATCAAATATTCTAATTTCTATATTACTTTTATTAGCAGGAGCGTCTATATTCGTTCATGTTTTAAACGAATATAATGGCGGCATAGTAAACTTAATATTTGGAAACTTTAATAAGATTCTATTCGGTATTATTTCCATCCATCTCGGATCATTTTTATTTGAGCTGGAGATTAGAGAGTAGGGTTGCAACTATGTTTCAAGATGACTTACGAGAATTTTTAAAACGTAAATTTCCAGATGCGCGTAATGCATCTGGAAATAAAGAAATTGCACTTAGATGTAGGTTCTGCGGAGATAGCTCTTCAGATTTGAAAGCTAGGCATTTATATATGTCACTTGGTGGAGAAAATAAAACCCCACTTTATTTATGCTTTAAATGCGGAGAAAAGGGAATACTAACTCCAAATATATTAAGAGCTATGATAGATTGTAATCAAGATGGAGAAATCTTACATGCTCTAAAAATGCATAATACAAAAGCAATTAAAATTTCGAAAAATAGGCTTAGCACAAATAAGACATATAGAATATCTAATGGATATATAAGAAATGACGAACTTAGTAAAGCTAAGTTATATTATATAAATAGAAGACTTGGATTAAATCTTACTTACATTGATTTACTTAAAGATAAGATAGTTCTTAATCTAGGAGATATATTAAATTATAATAAAATAACCAAGTACACCAGATATGATAATATTGTAAATGAATTAGATGATAGTTTTATAGGATTTTTATCCATGGATAATGGATTTATTAATCTTAAAAACTTAAGGAAACCTGGCGAAGTAAATAAGTATATAGATCATAGATACACAAACTATAGTATATTTGAAGCAGATGATAACTCTATGAGATTTTACAATATACCAACCAGGTGCAATATTATATCTCCAGAACCAATAAAAATTCATATAGCTGAGGGATCATTTGATATACTGTCTATATTTCATAATCTTAATAAAGGAAATAGAAAGCAGAACATTTATACTTCAGTTGGTGGCAGATCATACATAAACGTTATAAAATTATTCTTAGTTAGAATGGGTATAATGAATTGCGTTTTTCACATATATGTGGATAACGATATCCCAAATGAAGAAATAAGAATAATACGAGATCTGCTCAGCCCTATAGGAATACAGGTTTTTATACATCGCAATGTACTGCCAGGGGAAAAAGATTTTGGCGTTAATTTGGAAAGAATAAAAGATCAAATTATACGTATATAAGCACATTGGGAAACCAATGTGCTTTATTTTTTGTCAAACATTCGATTAAAGAAAGGAGGTAATTTAATTGGCTGGTAAATTTTTAAATACTGATATGAAAGTTACAGTAGATAGTCTCGTTCAGGGAGTAAAGGGAAGACTAGATAATCCGTTTTACATCTTTATAGACAAATCCCCTACTGTAGTGACATACTACAATCCAAATATTGATGTATCGACATTGGACGAGTCGACAAAACAAATATATGAATCTGTTGGACCTCAAAGTGGATTGAGGTTTAATAAGATAAATGATGTATTCTTATATGGTATGGAAAAAATTCAATTGGATATCGATATGGGAGAATGGGGACCAGAGTCCAGTCCAATCGAAGGAGAAGTTATACTTCCTCCTAATACATTTACTCCATATCAAGAGGGGTATTTTGTAATTAATCATTTAGGTAAAAATATATTTTTTAGAGTAGTTGGAGTAAACATTGATACTTTAGAAAATGGAAATAATTTCTATAAGCTCACATATAAGCTTGATAATTTTGATCTCAAGATAGAAGCACAGGTTATAAATGAATTTAATATGGTTGCTAGTAATATAGGTAGCGATCTAAAATCTGTCGTGATAAATGAAGAATATAAATTCATAGAAAGTATACAAAATGTAACTTCTATACTTAGAGAATATTTCAATAGTTTATTTTTTAAGCATAGAGTGCAAACTTATATATTTGCATATGGTGACGTTTATTTCTATGATCCTTATATGATCGAGTTTATTATACGCAATGGGATACTCGATTATGGTAGAGATAAGTATAGTTATATCACACAGCAAGTATATTTGCCACAAACATTTTGTATAGAATATGATAAAACTATATTCAGATGCTTAGAGCAAAGAAATAATAAAACTAATTTCCCTAGAGCATATGGTGTTCTTATAACAGACCCTACTTCGCTATTAACTACTAGAATGGAAGACTACTTTATGATAGATTACAAAGTTAAATTAGGAGTATTGGCAGATCCTATTGATATTCTTGATGCAGACTTTATAGATGCTATTATGAATGGTAAAACTTTTGAAGTTGGCAATGCTAAAGAATATTATAATATTATTAGTAGTTATTTTAATAAAAAAGATATAACTCAAGATATGATAAATGCTTTAGAGCAATTAGAATTTAGTCCTGGAGTAGAGCTATTTTATACTATTCCTATGGTTATATTTGTATTAGAAAAATATGCAATCGATTTATTAAAAACTGATATAAAGAGACTGGTTTAACATATAAATAAGATTGCTATGGAAGGAGAGATTAATTTGTCTAAAGCTTTCGATGAACTTCTATACAATGAGATGGCGAAAGAGGACGAAGATGATTTGATGTGTATGGACGATGATGACATTCTTGATAGCATTATGGAAACAACGTCTATTAATGAAGATCTATCCGATATTTTCCCATCTGAAGAAAAATATATGGAGGTATAAGTAAATGCTCGATATGCTATATGAAGAATTTATCGATGATGATATTGTCATGTCTGTTGTAGATGGCGATATTGATGATATTATCGATGCTGAAGAAGATTTGCTATCAGACAATATTTCGGATAGTGACGCTATCGATATTGTTATGGGTGAAGACGACACAGTTTATTCAGATTAAAATTAATTTTTAGGAGGAAATAAAATGACAACAGTAACAAAAAAGAAAGTAAATGTAAAAACTAACGCGCCTATTACTGGATTGAGATATCCTGTAGCTGGGGTGGCAAATGGTATTACCCTTACAATTAATGAGATTCTTATCTGCATTAGAAGTAAAGCAAAGGTTGAAGAAGTAATCGGAAACAGAACTATTCCTTTAGACTTCACCAATTACAATAAAGATAATTCTATCGTAATTGCAAAACCAGAAGAGCTAAAGGCTGTAATTATGGATGTAAAACAGGTAGATGGCAAATTGGTTATAGAGTCGCAGCCCGAACAAGTGGAAGTTAAACTTGAACAAACAGTCGAAATCAAATCTGAACAAACTGCGGAAGAAGTTCCAGTAGTTCAAGAAAGAGTTATCGCTCCTGTACTGCCTATAGCAGAAACTACCGAAGAGGTTCCAGAGTCTACTGAAAAAATTGAATCTGCTGTAGAAGCAGCTACTCTAGAAGTTAAAGAACAAGTAGTTGCAGATAAAGTAGAAAAGGTTACAACTGGCAAAAATTATCAAAAAAATAAATAGTCAAATTAATAAATATATAACCGCAAATGAATTATTCATTTGCGGTTATATCTATTGACTATTCGTGTTCGAATCCAGTAGTTTCGTTATCCATTCGAAACGCCCTCCCCCCATAATAAAATAACTGCCCTCATTTTATTTTAGGTTAGGCTATTGAGTATACTAGTTCTCCTTTCGTATATTTTTCACTCATTCGAAATTTAATTTTACTCATAGATTTAATCCCTTCGAATGTAATTTTATTACTATTCACTTTTATAATATATGAATGAAAACTCAAACTATTACATAATTAGGCAAATCATATATTTGCTTGTATTAGATATGTTTAAACATAGATATAAAGCAAAGGAGGTAATTAGATGAATACTACGTTAGCATATATTATATGTGAATCGTCTGCTAAAGACGTAGAATTTAATATAGTGAATCAAAACAGAGATTTCGTTATTGCCGAAGGTATAATTCAAGAAGCCGAGGAAGAAAATCGCAATAAACGATGCTATGCCCATGATGATCTATATAAAGAAATTCATTGTGCTAAGCAGCAAGAAATGGTAACTAGTGGAAATTTTAAAGGTGAAGCTGGTCATCCATCGGCTAATGACTTAGCAAGACAACAGAAAGTCGACCCATTCATGGAACAAGTTTGGTATACTAAGTTGTGGATGGAAGGCAATCTTGTAAAAGCAAACTTCCGTGGAACTAATAATGATTTAGGAAGATCATTTAACGATGATCTTAAAGATGGGGCTAAACCATCATTTTCTCTTAGAGCATTAGGTACTATTATACAAAATGCAGGTAAAGCATATGTGCGTAATCTTAAGATAGTTACATATGACCGTGTTTATTACCCATCACATCCTAAAGCATATACTACTAAAATTATTAGCGAGGGAGCTTCCGCGCAGGCTAATAAATATATCTATATTCCTAAGATGGTAGAAGAACATGGCAATATTCAATTAGTTGAAGAAGGATTCCAAATTATAACTCCTATCACTAACGCATCTGTAAGAGATTATATTATGGCAGAGTCTGCTAATCTTAATACCATCGTTAATAATTTTGATACTTTCTATGAAAGCATTCTATTATCAGAAGATGGCAAATCTGTTACTTTAGTTGATAAGAATTATGATAGAATCGTAGTTCCAGTAGAACGTCATATTCAAAATGAAGTAATGAATTTTTGTTTTAAATTATAAAAAATAAAGAGCTAGTGTATATACACTAGCTCTCATTCTGTTTATTTTATCTTTAGCGCTTTATATCTTTTAAGATATTTAAGTTTTGGATAGTTTCGCGTACAGTTTTTTCCTGATCCTTGAGATTTTTCAATTCTTCTTCTAAGGTTTCTATTTTGTTAGTAATAGAACTATGAAGATTTTTTAGATCTAATTCTAATAGACTAGCTCTATTAGCAATATCGTCTATAGTATACACATCTTCTAGTATTGTTTGTGGTGACTGTTTGGGTTTCTCTTCTCCTGTTTCATTTTTATCAATTATAACTTTTTGCACCATATTATATTTATCTAAAACATATACCATTTCGTCACCTACTAATGATTTAAATTTTTCTATAATGCTGTTATGTTTGCGTTCTGGACACCACTGCTTTTCAATATTCCCTATATATCCGTATAACGACGACTTGTTAACATCAATCACTTCTGATATTTCAGTAATCGACATACCCTTACCCTTTAATAATTTGCACATGTCCTGCATAAAACCATTGAATGTATTTTTGTTCATTTAAAATAACCTCCACTAATATATTTTTTCTAATGCTCACTTATATAATATATAAGCAAAAAATAAAAGTATGCCATTAGGCATACTTTTTATTATTCTATGTTATCCCATAATATATTTTTTATCTATCCTGAATATTATTTCTTCTAATCTTCTTTGCTCGTCATCTGTTTGCACTTTAATAATTAAAGTATTATCTTCCTTCTTTACAAGATTAAATACCTTCATACTATTAAAATTACTTAGTTCATTTATCACTGGATATAGTATATTCGGATCTATTACTTCTCCTTTGTGTTTTATCATATAACGTATACCATTCAGATTTAGTAAAATGGTATCTAGCTCTTTATATCTAGTTTTATTAGTATCTATCATATAAGTTTCCATTATATTAGATACCATTTTGCTCTTAGATGATGGTATATAATTTGTCCCATTAGTCTTTGCATATTGATATAGATCTTCTAAAATTGTATGATCAAAGTCTCCTAAATTTCTTTTGATCATATTAAGATTCTCAATAATAAAACATACAGAGTTTAATTCATTCGATTTTTCTATCCATGCTTTATAAGAATAGTCCCTTTCATATTTATGGTAATTTACATCTTGATCTACATGAGATAACTCATGAGATGTAGTTCTAATTATGTATGCAAATCTAGTAAGAGGTTCCATATTTCTAAATGCATACGCCATGCTTTGTAGATTAAATGTAATTGCCCCATTACACTCTCTAGCATATACTTTATCTGTAGAGTATATATAAGAATATCGGTAACATCGTAAGTTTTTATTGACTTGCCCATTCAATAAGTTCATCACTGAATCAATATAGTATTTGTAGTTAAAGTAGTTCATTTTCACTCCCCCTCTTCTCATATGTATAATATATAATCAATTATTAAATTTACATTTAAATAAGGAGATGATAAATATGAATAGAATGACTGGTCTTTTAGATAAGATAGAAAGAAGACTAGGTACAGAACCTCTTAATCTTCCTAAAAATATTGCTAAAGATAATTGGGCAAAGAAGGTTATAAACAACGAAACACTCGATACTTTTAGTAGATATTATCCTCATAAAATTCTATATATATTAGGACCACAAAATAAAAAGGGAGAGTTCTATTTAATAGATGAGGATACATGCGAGAATCAAGAAATCTTAGGCGCAGCCGATATAGACTGGCACGAATTCAGCTCCAAGTCGCCAACGATAATGGGAGGGTTTGGAACATTCAATATGATGAATACTACATACGATGTAGAGGATATTATGATGACTCAAATGGCAGCAGATCATAATTCTCTATTTAATAATGGTATTTATTTAGATTGGTATCCGCCAAATAAAATTAGATTAACTTCAGCTACAGCAAACAACCATCTCAACTTCAATCGTATCCCAATAAATCTATTAATAAAACACCCAAATAATTTAATGACTATAGCACCAACTAAGATGGAAACGTTTGAAGCTCTGGCTCAGGCAGATGTAGCAGTATATTTATATGAATATCTTAAACACTACGATGGTGTAGAAACTGTATTTGCAAATACAGATCTTAAGTTGTCTAGTATAGAAGAAAAAGCCAATAAAAGAGAAGAAATAGTACAGAAACTAGAAGATAATTATGTTAGCGCTGCAAACACAAATCAACCAATTATGATTACTGTAAATTAAAAAATAAAGAGGTATAGCGTTACGCTATACCTCTCTATCCTATTCGATTTCAGCCATCTTATTTGCGAAATAAGACTTATTAGATTTAGCTTGTATCTTTCTACCACTCCTTGCAACTACACTATCTTCTATCTCTTGAGAATCTGTAAAGTCATACATATTTGTTCCATAATTGGGTCTACCAAAATATGATAACATTCCCTGAGCATATGAAAACATATCCATATTATTTATACACTCTAGAAGTCCACTATATTTACTTATTGGCATTAAAACAAAATTATTAGGCGAAGATAGATTCATTCTAATACATCCGATTTTCTCGCCATTTGCCGTGTCCATTATATCTGGGGAGAATACTAAATATTTCCCAAGATTCAAACCAGTAAACTCTACAGGTGTTATTTTATTCCTAAGAGTGACAACCCCACCCTTTTTGACAAACATATTATCGAATTCTTTGTTAAACATATCAAACACTGAATTCATTACTTTACGCAATAGCAATATATCTTGTTGCCGTATCATTATATATTGTTTTATGCTATTTACAGCTTTAAGATTTTCAATAGTGGCGAAATAGTCAAATGATCTTTTTATATTAATTACCTTTTCTCCTATTTTATCATTGTAGTATTGTATTTCTTGATGATAACTTTTGCGCCCATACTTTTCGGAACTGCTATACATAGATAGATTCATCTTTAATACCGCATTTGGTCCGAGGTAGTACACTATATCTTCAATTTTATTATAGTTCTCGAACTTTAATTCCTGCATTTTGCCCCCTCACCCCTCTTAAAAAAATAAAGGGGAGAAATTTCTCCCCAATACTTTAATTAAGCTTAGTATCAAATACGAAGTTTTCTGCATCGATAAATTTCATATATCGTTTTCCGTTAAATAAACTATAAACATCTTTGCTAAAGAAATTGGATTTTGAGATGCCATACTTTTCATTTTTGTTTAATAATTTATGAGCATCTTTCGATTTTAATACTGTTTGTAATGCTCCTTCTAACCTAGCCATAACTTTAGCTTTAAATTCAAATGGTATATTTTTCAAACTATCAATATTAATATATTTGCCCAAAAGCTCAATATCAATTCTTGTGGCAATCTGTTCCGTATTTGCTAAAGTAATTGTTGTCTCAGGATTGTGTATAACCTTGACAATTTCATTTTTATCTTTATTATTTATTTCTATTACTTTTCCATTAGCAGTTTCCCGTTTCTCCTTTACAGGTTCGCTCTCAATAGATTTTCGTAAAATTTTTGGTGGCTCCTTTTTATCTGGAGGTAGAACAGTTACATTTGCTTCGCTAAATTTTTCTACAACTATTGTATCTTTAAATTCTGTTTTTATATACTCGATAAATTTCTTAGGAGCAGTAGAATCTATTTCTACTCTACCGTCTTTACCAAAGGATGCTAATACATTTCCACTTTCGAGTATATTTATTTTCTTATCTTTCATATCTATCGAAATGGAAGCATCGTTACATCTATCAAATATTTTGATAAACTCTAACATATCTGTTGCTAGATCTGATGTTTTTTGATATTCTAAAACAGCTTGTCTAGTAATCATTGCGGCAGATTGAGGATCGCAGAAAATCTTCTCCATTCTTTCACAAACAATATCAAGATTATCTTTGTAATCAAATTCGATATTAAATCTGCTACCAAGAATAGTAACTATGTCTAATAAATTAACCCTTTCGACATATCCTGCTTTTTCATCTACTGGTATTTGTTTTAACATATGAACTGGAGTTTCGCCATCGCAATCTTTAGCATGTGGTCGCTGATCGAATCCTAATATAGCAAATACTTCCTCTAGAGCATTATTTCTATCTTCGTCAGCCACTACATTAAACTCTACTTTTGTACCTTCAATATTAACTATCATTTTATATTCTCCTCTTTGACTGGTCGATATATTCGAGCTTCAGTCTATATATTTTATTTATTCTCACATATATAATATATAACTGAAATATCGGTCTTTAACGTATCTTTATTTCTGAGGAGGTGTATGTACAATATCAGTAGAGTAGAATTCTATTGCTATATCTTTATACTTAATTGCCAAAAATTCTTTGCCTTCAATTTCCTTTTTAGTCATCCATGTAAGGCGTAATGGTGTAGATATAATCATCTCTCTACACTCTTCAGTATTAATTTCACACTTATCTGTAAGCAATAATTTTTGTGCCAAATTAATACTTTCCTTAATTCTTATCTTTTCACCTGTTGTATATGCAAGTGTTACATTTCTAACCAATTCATCAAATTTAGTGTCCATTTTCTATGCTCCTATCTTATATCTTCCATTCTTTTATTCATCTCTTCATGAAGTATTGCTAGATTATACGCTTTATCTATGGTATCTTTTTGATCTTTTAAAATTTGTTTATTTAAATCATTAATAGTATCGAATCTTTCCTTTAATCTGCTCAGCTCAGTTTCTGCCGCTATTGCTCTTTGGATGATCTTATTTACGGTTTCGTCTTTAGCATATAATAAATTATTTATAAATTTTTCTTCTGCCTTTTTATCAGCATCTTGTAACTTTGTAGTTAAATCGAATATAGCTAATTGCATTTTCATATATTCTTCTCTAGATATTTCCATAATTATTCTCTCCTTTTATTATAGAAACAATACACCCGTATCCCTTTTGAGGATACGGGTGTATTGTTTATTGTATGTATTTTGCGAAACGTTTTTTAACGTTTTCGTCTTTAACTGTAGCATAGATTGCACGAATGCGATCATTGCCACCATTGAGTTTATTTAATCTAACAAGAGCAGAAGTTACTCGTGCTAGATCGGCATTAAACTCGCTTGCCCCTATAAGTGAAGCTTTGATAGTATTGGTTTCTTTTTGAATTAATACTACATTATGTACAGCTTCAAAGTTAGATAGCTTTAAAATAAATTCCGCGATATAGTTTAGCAATAATTTACTAGTTTTGATTTCAGATAATTTCATGCGAAATACCCCCTTTATTTTTTATTATATTGTATGCTTATCAATAATTTTTTGCAAACAATTTTGGTTGTCGGTCAATTGATCAAGAGCAGACTGTCTTGCAATTCTACAATACTCTGGATCTATACCTGGAGGAGCGGATAGTATAAGCAATATCTCTACATCTTTTATATACTTCTTTAAATATTCATCATATGTTTTAATATCATCAACTAAAGATGAATTTGGATCTTTAGCTAAAGCTGTTTTAAATCTTTTCACTGACAGGTTTTCATAATTGTCTGGCTCTGTATTTGAGTTAGAGGATACAATATTGCCTGCATCCTCTTTTGGTTCTGCTTTATATATTATTTTCCACTGATCTTCAAATTTTTCAGTATCGTGTGCCATTTTAATATCTCCTTATAATTCCAATATATTGGAATATGTTATATTTTTACTATTATTGTATTGCTATTAATAATTTTTTGCAATTTAAAGTATTCAAGCTCGCAAACAAAACATAGTGAAGTATTGATTTCTCGCTTATATTGAGTGGCATCAGCTATAGCAGACGGTATGGTATTTAATTGCTCGTTTCTATTTTTAATAGAATTAATCATATTTTTATTAAAAATAGAAACCCCTTCTAGTATTGTACTATTACTATAGTCTATTGACATAGATTCTATATTAGCTACAATTGCATCTATGTCATATTTTATATTGCATATATCTTTTGCTATATTTTTGAGTTTATTAATATTTTCTTTAAATTGCTCTTCTATTTCCAAATCTAATATTTTCATCTTAGATTCAATACATGTGGTGAGATGCCTATCAATAAGTTTTTGTAAATGTTTTTGTTCAAAAATAAGAGTATCTAATGAAGCGTTTACATAAATTTTATAATTCTCTTCATTTTTCACAGTAGCTGGTACGTTGATTAGAAGTTTTTTCCTAATTTCAATAGACTTCTTTAAGTTATCATTATATCTGTTTAGATCTTCGGTAAATGATGCAAATCTATATTTTAGCTCTGCATCTAACATTTCTTCTCTTGTTTTCATTTTCTCTCTTCTCCTTATAATTCCAATATATTGGAATATGTTATATTTTTATTATTGAGGCGAGTAATACCAATTGATTCTAATGGGAAGTTAGTTAGGTTATCATGAATAATTGTATTGTAATCAATAAATTCAATTACCCAACTTGGTATAGAAGCATTAGATGGTATTCCTATAGCCTCAACTGAACCCTTAAATTCTTTTGTTGCTAAAAGATTTGTCATCTGTTCATATTTATTAGGATTAGATTCTTTCAGACCTTCAATAATTTTTTGACTGATATTTACCTTAATGATAAGTATACTGTTACGTCTGCTTAAATCAATAGGATCTTCATGTTCATCTTTAAGAGCATTATATGCTACAGATGCTTTAATTCCTTGGATTCTAAATGGAGTATCATATGTGCTCAAAGATTTTATTCTTGCCGGCTTATGATATTTTGTTTCCCCATTTTCTATTGAATTGAATATCTTTCTTTCAAGTATTGCTATATCCTTAAGAGTTTGAATCTGATCAATATCTCCAGAGTTTAATATATCCTCATACAATATTCTTTTAAGCTCTTTACCAGTAGATTCTGGTATGCCAACCTTATCAATAGGAAGTCCAGAAATTGCTAATTGTGTATCTATTCCTTTTGGTATAAGATTTCCTTCTTGTATTTCTTGTATAGCCGCATAGTTCTTTTTACCATCAGTAAGTAAAATAGTTTTGAATAAAAATTCATTCTTCATTATAAGAAGACATTTTCTGCTAGGAGCAGCTGAGTTATGATTGATAGTATATTTATACATATAATCTAGTATGAGCTGGCTTACACAATATGACATTATATTTATAATTGAATGTCTAAGCCCATCCTGAGGAATAACATTAACTGGATTGATTAGTCTTTGCTGTTCGATAAGAGTTTCATCATAAAAATCATAATCATATGAAGGATCTACCCTTTCTACAATAGGAAGCAATTCTCTATCTCCAAATGAATCCATCTTCATATATTCTATGATATCTATAATCTCGTTTTTTATATTCATTTGATCGCTACTAAAATATTTAGTCTTATCTAATACAAACCTATACCATGGCTCTAAACTAATGATACAAGAATCTGTATCTGTGACAAGAACAACATCGCGAGTCATAGTTTCAACTCTATCGAGTTTATCGATAATCTGATATCCATAATATACATATTCTTTTATATATTCAATTAATTGATTTAGATCATTTTTAATTTCTTTAGGTGGTTTATTTGGATCTAAGAATGGAAGTTTAAGAGTACATAAAATTTTCATAAGAAGATTATTTATAAAGCTATTATTGAAAAAGGCATACATATTATTTTTATAATATAATCTAGTCAAATCTTGTGGAGTTAATCTAGTCATAATATCCCATACAAGATTAGCATCTTTCCTATCTGGTATCCAATTATATCCACATGTTCCCATAACTTTACAATACGCTTCGGCTAGAGATACTTCTCTATCTAATATTTGTCTATCGTCATAAATTCTTTCTTCTGATACTGTATTATCTATAAATGTAATAATTTCATTCAGAGAACCAAATTTTACATTATTAGCTAACAGCCCCTCAAATAGCATAATCGAAGCAGAGATAGCAGATTTCCCCTGACGAGTAATACTTGTTGCAACGTAAATATTATAGAACATCGAGCTATAATTCCCAAGGCATCCGTATAAAGCGTTTGCATCTACTTTTGCTAATAGTTGTAATAGAAAATACTTTTCGTATTCTTCTGTACCTTTCTTATATTTAAACATTTCATGTTTAAACTTGTCTCTAATAGTTACAATTTCTTCGATTAAATCATATAAAGGATTCTTTACTTTACCATGTTTAGTAAATAGACAACCATACGAAGTCATGATTGGCTCTTTATCCAATATATACTCTGTAAGCTGTGCTATACTTGTATTAACAGTTTTGTGCTTGTAATTATTGTGAATAGTACAATCACTATCTTTAAATCTCTTCATAATAGAATATTGAATAGCTTCATCTATCTCCCCATCAGTTAAAGCTGGGATAGATAACGGCATAATTCTCTTTAGTATACCAGTATATCTATCTAGTAGTTTTCCTTGTAACATCTCTAATTACCCCTTTATCAATGTATTTAGATCATTATATGAATGTAAGATGGGTATTAAAGTTTTATATTCAATGATTCAATATGTTTATAATTATAAAACATCTAAATAATCTATAGCGTGTCTAATGTGGGCGCTGTATATAAACAAGAATATATTAAGGGGGTTTTTTAAAATGCCATTTTTTATTGAAGAAACATCTGCGTTAAATGAAGAATCTGGAGTAACAGATCAGAATGCCCTAATGGAAAAAATCTTTGAACAAGAAGTTGCTATGATGACTGAAGATCAAAGAACTGAATATCTTGGTTCTGATGAAGTGAAGGCTTTAGAAGAAGCTGGAGTTATCGGAAAGAAAACGATTGTTCGTTTATCTAAAATGGATGATTTAACTCGTCGTGTTAAAATTGCCGCTTTTCAAAAAGCAAAAGAAGACGGTGATGCTAACTGGGAAGCTCTACGCAAAAATCGTATTAAAGAACGCGATCTAATTGGCAAAATTATGAACAAGTATGCCACTCGCGTTAAGAAAGATGCTGTTGTTGCTCAAAAGAGTTTGCTTAAACTTACTCCAAATGCATTCACACGTCCTATTGGTAGATAATTAAATAAGAGGGATAGCAATTGCTATCCCTCTTATATTTTGTCTTGATTATATATTATATACTTGAGAATGGATTCTTAAATCTAACTCAACTTAATAATATACTATGAGGTAAATTAGGGGGGCTGCGAATGTTAAACAATTTTAAAAACTACTATATTTACGATGAACTTATTAAGACAGGAACCATGGTTTTACATACCAAAGATATAACCATGGCAAGCTGGCAAGAACATTATACAGGTGTTCTTAACTTAATGAAGGATGGAATCGAAACGGAATTTCTGCAAAAAACATTCATTACTGTAGATATGGGAAATGATGATGTTGTAGAATTATCTGTAATGGATTTATACTTCAATCTAATTCAATGGTATCTGATTGTAAGATCTGGAAAGCAAATAGTGGGCAAACATTTGTATTTCGATGAAGCTATCACTCAAGATACAATTAAAGATTTTATCGATACGCATTTTGTTGACGTTGTTAGAAAAGAAATGGACAGCGTTCTTATGAATAATATTATTGATGATACTCTGTATAATTTCACTGACGTGGATAGATTTTCAATGTTTATTGCAAATACAATAAATTTAGAAGATGATATTGCATTAATGAATGCAAGTCCAGAATTTGATGATATTTTGCATACATCATTTCAGAATACTCCTATTGAAGACGTAAAAGATCTTGGTATGGAGAGAGCAAAGCGGGCAATGAGTATAATCATTAAAGATTCAAAAGAATTAATTGGTTACCATCATTGTCTTAGAGATCCATTTTTATCAAAAGAAGGTATCAATCCAAGACAATATAAGGAATTTGCTATTCATATTGGGTCGAAACCAAATGGTCAAGGCGGAGTACATCCAGCTATTATTGATGGTAGTTATATTAATGGAGCTTTAAATAGCATATTGAACCAGTTTATAGATTCTAGCTCTGCTCGTGTTGCACAAATTCAAATGAAGAATAATGTAGGATATAGCGGTAACTTTGCTCGTATCTTAGGGCTAAATAACATAGATACGAAGTTGCATGACGATCCGACATATGATTGCCATAGTAATAATTATCAAGAAGTCGAGATAAAGAATGAAGATATATTAATTATGCAAGCCGATAGATACTATCGGATGTCACCTAATGGTGTAGAGCGCCATATAAGTAGAAAAGATAAGTTCCTAATCGGAAGTAAAATTTATCTTCGTAGTCCAATGACATGCGCATCTGCTGCTAGGGGCAATGGTGTATGCTATAAATGTTATGGCGACTTAGCTTACACAAATAATACTATTAAGATCGGTAAATATTCAGCAGAAAATCTTTCATCTGAACTCACACAACGACAGTTATCTGCAAAGCATCTATTGGAAACTATTATTAAAAAGATGCGCTGGGTCGCTGCATTTTACAAATTCTTTTCTGTCAATATCAATATACTTCAATTGTCTCCAGACTATGAATTTCCAAAAGGAACTTATATGATTATTGATCCTGAAAAGATAAGTTCTGAAAATGAAGATGATTACAAGAAGACAGATTACTTAGATGACGACGATGATGATAGTGATATAGTAGACGTTAACTATAATAAATTTATTACAGAGTTTGCTATAGAAACTAAAGATGGAAATGTATCGATTATTAGAACGGAAGACGACAACCCAATGTATATTTCTGCCGATTTTAATTCGTATATATGGAAAAATGCAATAGCGACAGAAGAGAATACATTGCAGATTGATTTGCACGAATTAAGTAAGGAAGAAGATTTTGCTCTATTCCTTATTAAACTTCATAATAATGAACTGAGCAAGACGCTTGATGATATTCAAAACGTGCTTAATAAGAAAGTAGATCCTAAGAAAAAGAAAGAAGATCCAGAAAAATATAATAGACATGGAGTACTTCAAACACTTATCGAACTTGTGTTGGAAGGAAAATTGCATATTACTAGTGTTCATTTAGAAATACTTCTTATGAATCAAATAAGAAATATTAATAGTGTTCTAGACAAACCAGATTGGGATACTCCAGATGAACAGTATCAAATTCTTACTTTAAATCAATCTTTAATGGACAATCCAAGTATTGTAATATCTTTATTATATCAAAATTTAAGTAAGATATTATATACCCCATTATCATTTAAGAAAACATCCACATCTTATATGGATCTTTTCTTTATGAAGCAACCGCAGAACTTCCTTAGCGATACTTCAAACATTGTTGATGATAATCCTAAGAAAGAAAACTTCTGCCCAGCTGTTAGATATAGAGTAAAAAATAAATAAGGGGAGAGAGAAAAATGAAATTTGAATTAGGTAAATTTTACGAACATACTACAGGATCAAGGATTTATATTGCCGGATGTGTATCATCAATAGTGTATGGGGTTACATTTATTGGAGAGGATGCATATGGGGATTTTTCTCCTGTCGGCTTTGGGGAGGATAATGCTGTTAATTATAAAGAAATAACAAAAGAACAATTTCTGAGCAAATCATTATCCAAATGCCAAAAACATCCAGATTTCGCTAAATAACTTATATAAGAGAATGCTATTACAGCATTCTCTTATTTTTATTAGAAGGAGAGATATAAGATGGATGCATATCAAAAAAGTAAAATGTTTATCGTTGGAAAAGATGATAATAAAATCCATAAAATTTTAGATAACAGAGCAAGGGTGACATTCGATAAAAGCACTATCAGAGATATTTCTATTGATATACCGTCTGAAAGTACAAAATTAGATTTAATATCGCACTCTATATTTCCAAATAATACAAAAGATCATATAGTTTTACGTTTTAGTCGTGGATACATAGAACTGTCTGTAGGAGATATTATATTAGTTGATAATTTAGATTTTTATATTATCAGTACTGATATAAATAAAACCACAGTCAGTACTAAATTTAGATCTTTGGGCAGACAAATAGGATTCATTAGTTACAGCACTAAATATTTGAATAGCCAATTAGATTTATAAATAAGGGGAGATATATAAAATGTCATATAGTTGTAAATGTGGTGTTGAGTATAAAAGTGGTAAAGGTTGCAATTTTAATAAGGTAGAAATAGATGGTGTTCTATATGATAGAATACCTTTTGGTAAGGAAGATGAAGATTGGGGTGAAGGAAATTGTCATGATTGTCACGTCGCAGAAGGAGGAGTACACCATCTGAATTGCGACGTAGAAAGATGCCCAAAATGTAAGGGGCAATTAATAGGATGCGATTGTAATATTACAATCGCATCCTAAACAAAGCTACCTGAAAAGGTAGCTTTTCTTTTTTATTACCTTCCCAACAGTTGTGTAATGGGGGAATTAGAATATGCATAAAATAGAAGTAAGACATTCAGCGATAATAATCAATAATTATAATCTAGGGGATAGTCCTAGATTAGAGAACTTTTTTAGTATTTATGATAAATTAAGACATACAAGATTTCCTAAAGCATGTTATTATGACGAGGCAAACAAAAGGATGTATCTCCCTAGAGGAATAGATGTGTATTTTATTGAAGGTCTATTTGGTTGTAATGCTCATCTTGTTAGTAAATGTGATTCATATAGAAAAGTAGAACCTATCAGAATCAAACATTTACCAAGAGACGATGTTCAAAAAGAAGCTATTAGATTTATTCTTGGAAAAGATGAATATAGTTACACAAAAACCAAATCTCAGCTATCTGTAAATCTAAATCCTGGAGCTGGCAAAACATATCTTAGTATAGCTATGGCTTCATATACATCTCTTTTAACTATGATGATTACTTCATCTTTAGATTGGATAGATCAATGGAAGAAACGAATTTTACAATATACCGATATAAAGAGAGATGAAATTTACATTATATCTGGAAGTGGTTCCATTGCTAGGCTACTAAATGGAATGAATGATATTACCAAATACAAATTTATATTAGCATCCCATGATACCATCAAGAGTTATGGCGATAAACATGGATGGCATAAAGTGGGAGAGCTATTTATAATACTAGGTATAGCTATAAAGATATATGATGAAGCACATCTTAATTTTGATAATATTTGTAAAATAGATTTTTTTACAAATACAATGAAGACTTTATACCTCACTGCAACTCCAGCAAGAAGTGATGAACGAGAGAATATAATATACCAGACTAGTTTTAAGAATGTACCTGCAATTGACTTGTTTGATGAAGAAGAAGATCCTAGAAGTGAATATATTGGTATTAGCTATAACTCACATCCAACTGCATTTGATATTAACGGTTGCAAGAATGTATATGGGTTTGATAGAAATAATTATACCAATTATGTAGTTACTAAACCTGAGTTCTATAAGCTTATTTATATTCTTATGGAAATTAGCAGAAAAAAGAACGGCAAAACTTTAATTTATATAGGCACTACTAGCGCGATAACAATAGTGTATAATTGGATGGAATATTATTTCCCAGAATACAGAGGGCAGATAGGAGTCTTCCATTCACTAATTCCAAAGAATCAAAAGCAAGAGCAGTTAAATAAAAGAATAATACTTTCAACTACTAAATCATGTGGAGCTGCAATAGATATAGCAGGATTGGCTTTAACAATTGTTTTAGCAGAACCCTTTAAATCTGAAGTTACAGCTAGACAATCTTTAGGCAGAACTAGAGATAGGAATACATTTTATATCGAAGCAGTAGATAGAGGATTTCTATCTATTAAGAATTATTACAAAGCTAAACAGCCAGTGTTCTCTAAATATGCTACTAAGTGTACGGACATAGTCATTAGTGATAGAGAACTTGACGAAAGATATAATAAAATTATTGCAGATAGATACAATGCTCATATGCAACAGATTTATGACTATCAGATGCATATGGCTCAACGTAATGTAGTAGAACGCATTATAGTAGAGAGGGTGAAAGTAAATGGACACATATAGTAGAGCTATTAGGGCTGGCTCAGAAGGAAAATATTATGAAGTATTTAAATATAAACCTTTTACTGAAGATGACATAGTTAATGATTTAATACATGAAAAGGGAAGTATCATAATATCGCAGTACGGATTATCGCAAATAACTGGAATATTCGCACATCAGAATGGGACGGAAAGTATTCCATCTATCAAAATATTTTATGGAAATATATCCATTCCCATGGCTAGCGTTATGAGTATAGTTGAATTTATGAAGCACAAACCTATTCTTGTAAAATTAAAAGAAGTGGAGAAACCAGATGGAAAAGATATAGATAAAATATCAAATACTTTTCCATTTTTTAAAATATGCGATTATAATTTATGCATATCAGATGGAGATTTTAAAAAGATATTAGCCGATCGTTCAAGTATTGAACGAGTGGTTGCTACTCCACCTAAGATAATTATACCATATCAAAAAAGATATATAGAAGAGGTGAATTATGACCATGAGACCAGTAATTATTCATATAAAAGATCTAGAGCTTCACGTAAAAAAGAGACAAAGATTAGTGGTGCGATTAAAAAAAGAACGAATAAAAAGAAAGTATAAATATACATTAACTCGCGTTATGTTTATTTAGAATATAAGGAAGTGAAATCATGAAAGAAGATATGACTTTAGATAACGTGCCATTGATTAATGATTCATTGAGAGGAGTATATCCTTTCGATTCTAAAATGAGTAAAGAGACAGAAAAAATGGTAGCGTTCGAAGTAAAAAATAATCCATCATATGGTAGGATATTTCTTAAATTAGCAGAAGAGTTGCAAAAGAAAACCATGGATGAATATTTTAAAAATAACAAAAAATAAAAATATATAAGAGAGTGGCATTATGCCACTCTCTTATATTTATTCTTTAATACTGTAAATTATATCAAATCCATTTTCTGTTCTTTCTAAACTATGACCACAATATCCATTGGAAATAAGATCAAGCTGAGTTTTAATAGCATAATTTGGTACTAAAACTTTGGTATGCTTATATCTATGTTCCTGATTAAGATTTAAGTGAACAATTGCTCTACTCATCCCCTCATACTTCTCAGTAATCTTCATAAGAGAAAACCCATGCGTAAGAACATATTTCATACTCCCATAGTTGTATGGGGAAACAGTAGCTAATACATGATGATATCCAGTCTCTTTTAATATGTCTAGATGTGGCTTAATTATTTGTTTCATTATACCACGACCTTGATATTCTGGGTCTATGCATATGGGACCAATCTGTCCAACATGTAATAAATCTTCTTCTGAAAATCCTAAGTCGACCCCAAGATTTTCTTCTCTAATTGGTATATCCATAACATGAAATGCTATTAATTTATCACCATCTCGCATTCCAATAACAGAATCTGGACAAACCAATCTCCTATTAATCAGATCCATATCGCCATAATATAAATCTTTTCTAGGAAGTACCTTTACCATCTTGTCTTGTAGTTCTAGCATTTCTTCTAAATTACCTTTGTGTAAAAAAATAAAGTTAAACATGTAAACACCCCTCCACCAATATATTCACATTGATGTAGGTACATATTTAACTTTATAAATTCCAATATTTAACATTTAAATTTTATAAAGAATGTTGTTCCATTTTCACTAGTATTGATTTTAATAGTTGCATTATTTCTACTAGCGATACTATAACACGTAGCCAATCCAAGACCAGTTCCTGTATCTTTGGTTGTAACAAAAGGCATACCTATGGTATCTAATATTTCTGTAGGGATTCCACTTCCTTCGTCTTTTATTGCGAGAATTACTTCATCTACTTTAAAGAAAGTTTCGATAGTTAAAGTCTTCTTTTCTTCCATAGCTTCTAAACCGTTACGTACAAGATTTAAAATCATTTGCCTTATTTCTTTTTCATCTACTTTTAATTTTGGTATAGAATTTAAATGTGATAATATTATTTTATTCTGCATTAAAGCATCTGACTTTAGAAGAGGAGATATATTTAATATTATATCATTTAAATTATGTGGTTTAAGATCAACTAGTTTATTTTTGGCTAGAGAAAGAAATTCTGTGATTATTGAGTTTGCTCTATCCAATTCATCAAGCATAATATCAAACCGTTCTTTATATTTTGGTTCTTTTGCACTAATATATTGAAGGTATCCTTTAACTGTAGTCATAGGGTTGCGTATTTCATGAGCAATCCCAGCAGCCATCTGACCAACTAAATTTAATCCATTTAATCTGAATAGCTCCTTATTTCTTTTTTCTACTTCCAATATCATTTTGTTTAATGCTCTGGCGATTGTGCCTATCTCGTCATTTCTATCGATATCTAGATGAACTTCCTCATTTCCCTTTATAATAGAACAAGCAGCATCTAATAGTTTCTTTATACCAATGGAAAATCTAAGATAAATTATTGTAAATATTGTAGCCATTATAATAAGAGTCATGGTATAAGTTATTTTAATAGACTTGGTTATAATAGATACTTGCGAGTCTATTTCATTATTATCAATAATAGAAATTATTTTCCACTCATTCTGTATGGTCTTAACTCTGATATATTTTATTTTATCATTTACAGCTATTTTCTGAATCGCTTCAGAGTTCATATCAAGTTCGTCCAATTGCTGTCTTCCTATATCGGTTCCTTTTTGATTAGTAATTATATTATTATTTTTATCTAATATAATAATATATCCGCTGATGCCTATTTTTACACTTTCTATTTCTTTCTGGAAATTTTCAAGATCCCAGCCTATAGCTATTACACCAATAGGCTCATTATTATCTCCAGTTATTGCTTTAGAAACTGCAATAGCAAACTGCCCATTTGTTTTTACATATGGATCTGATATTATTATTTGATTTGGTTGGTTAATTGCCGGTATATACCAAGGTCTTACTCGAGGATCATAGTCATCATCTTCTTTTCTATCCCCAATACATTCAAAATATCCACCCAAGTTCGTTCCGATAGCAATAGCTGTTATATAATTTTTACGTGCATCTTTATATATTTGCAAATAGCTATATAAATCTGGATCTAGCTCTTTTGGATCGTATATTTTATTCCCTATATGCATTACTAGATTTTTAGTTTCCTTCCTCACTGAAAAGACATCTATGGCTTGAGATGCTTGCTCAATTACATTATAATACAATGCAGTATAAACTCTTTCCATTTGTTCATTAGATAGATTTATATAATCCTCCTCTACCTTATTTTGAATAAAAGACGTTACATAAAAACTACTTAGAATATATGGTATTACAAATACTACACATACAGCAATGAGAACTTTCTTATTAACAGAATTCATACAAAACTTCATTGAAATGCATCTCCCTTTATTATATTCTTCTCTATTCTTACTAATATAATATATAATTAAATGCATATGGTATTACAAATAGGGTTATGTTCTATTTGCCCTCTTATTGAGTTAACTAGATTATAAGAGCTCAAATAAAGGGGTGAAACAGAATGTTACCACAAAATGCACAGCAGCGTTTACCGCAACAGAGAAACGCTGCTATCCCTACAGTATTGCATCAAATGTCTACGACAAATAGATCTTTCTTAGAGATGCATTATTATCTTAAGAAAATTGGTATAGAAAATAATAAATTTATGCTCACTCTATTCGATCCAGATCTAGCTGGCATAGACCCTCATGATAAAAATTTAAGTATTACAATGAAAGCAAAAGTAACTAGAGAAGTAAAATATAACTATTGGTACTATTTGCGAGAAGTGGTGCGGATACCTACATCTGGCGTAGCTAACGGATCTAAATATCATCTTCATCGAGGCAACTTGGCATTAAACTTCTGCTTAATGTATAACTTAAACATATTTTTCGAGTTACCTCGTCAGCAAGGTAAATCTATTTCTGCCGTTGTTTGGTATTTACATGTTTATAATTTTGGCACTTCAAATTCTGAAATAACATTCTTAAACAAAGCTATGAAAGATTCTAAATTGAATTTGCAGCGTCTAAAAGATATACGAGACGCATTGCCGTCATATTTACGAATGGATCAACCATATAGTGTAAGCGGTGATAAAAAGCTCAAAATGCCATCAACTGTAGAAACTATCCAGCACCCTATTAATAAAAATTTAGTTAAAACTGCTCCTTCTGCTAGAAATGCTATAGCCGCAGCCAACTTATTACGCGGTAGAACAATTCCATTACTATGGGCTGATGAGTGGGCGTTTATTCCATATAATGATATTATCTTTATCAATACGATACCTGCATTTAAAACAGCAGCTTTAAATGCCAAAAAAGCTGGATCTCCATTTGGTATACTATTATCTACTACCCCTGGTATACTGACAACTCCAGAAGGCAAAGAGGCATATCGTATGATACAAGGTGCTGTAAATTTTACAGAGAGATGGTACGATTTACGATATGACCAAATTATGGGTATAATTAACGCTAATAGCTCATCTAATTTTGTTTATGTAAAATTTACATATAAGCAAGTTGGCAGAGATGAAAAATGGCTTGAAGATATATGTAAAGAAATGGAATGGAAATGGAACGAAATACGCCGTGAAATATTACTCGAATGGAGTGATAGTCCGGAGAATTCCCCATTCAATAAAGAAGATCTAGAAACTGTAGGAAGATTAGTACATGAACGTATTGATGAAAAGCTTATTCTTGGTAAATATACTTTAAATATTTATGAGAGAATACCTCTCAAATCGGATTATACTCCAAAGTATCCACCAATTATGGGTGTCGATGTATCTGGAGGTTATAAACAGGATGCTTCTGCGATTACTATTATAGATTCTAAAACAACTAAAGTATTTGCAGATTTTAAATGTAACTATATATCTCCTATAGATTTGGCTAGGGTTGTTTATGAAATAACTACAACTATGATGCCAAATGTAGTAATAAATGTAGAGCGAAACGGAGGATTCGGGGCTTCTGTTCTTGCTAAACTTATAGAGTCAAAAGTTAAGAAAAATTTATATTATGAAATAAAAGATAGAGTAATTGAAGAACAAAATGATGGAATACGAATAATAAGAAAGAAACAAAAAACAAAAGTATTTGGATTTGATTCTAGTAAAGGTTCTCGAGATCTTTTAATTGAAATACTTAGAGAAAGAATGGAACGCCATAAAGATAAATTTGTTTCTCCAGTACTTCATAAAGAATTAAATGGTATGCAAGTAAAAAGAAGTGGTAGGGTAGAACATTCAGATACCAGCCATGATGACCAAGTATTTTCATATTTGATGGCTCTATATGTATGGTACGAAGGCAAGAACCTCAAAGAATTATTCAATATTGAAAAAAGTCCAATTAAGACTGAAGCTGATATTGATGAAACTGTAGATGGTCTTGAGGAGAAATTTTCTAATATTATAGAAGAAATAGAATATATAGGAAATGAAAAACAAGAAGAAGTAAATAAAGAACTAGCTGAAATGAAAGCAGCAGCCGGTATTCTGTTAAGTGACTGGAAACTGAAAGAGTCGGAAAAAGAAAATAATATGCTTAGATTAATGCTACAAAATAGAGCTGTAAAAGAAGCATATGCTAGGCAAAATAATTGTACAGTTTCTGATTTGGAATCTAACTTAGGTATAGACACAGGCATTCCGGATTCTGTATTTACTAATTTTAATTCTGATGATGAGGAAGATTATAAAAAGATGATGGATCAAAATTTTAATTTTAGAGTTTAGACAGTATATACCCTCTATAGCATTTGCTATAGAGGGATATTTTTTGACAGACCGCAGCTCATACCAAGGGCAGTTGGTATGAGCCTGAGATGTGAATAAGGGGAAGAGGATGAACAATTTCGAAAAGGAAATGTTAAGGAAGCTATAGCCATATTTTCATATGGTTATATTTATGTTTGTTTATATATTATATATTTGATAGAAATTAAAATAGTATCTATCATTATAGTAATGGGGTCATACCCAAACAAAATTTAAGGAGAGATGTATACTATGAAAAGACCAATCAAATTGGCGGGCTATTTTCCACTTCCAAAGAGAAATGAGACAAACGAGACAGAGTTATTTATTATGAAGAATGGAGTTCCGGTGTATTGTGTAATTAGTATATTTGGTGCAACAAGCCAATATATAATTACAACAGAAGTTAAAGATGGGGATGAACTAAAATTAATTTTCAATAGTGAAGTTTTATGTTTACGCTACTCGCAGGAAGAATACGAAGTATTTAAATCTATTAATATTCATTTAAAAGAATTACTTCGATATTCTGATATTGGTCCTGTACTTAATAGACTTTATGGTGTTCTATCCATCCAACTAATACGAAAATATTTGGATGAATTTATTACAGAATCTTTAAAGCATGAGTATAACGATAGTGAAACATTTGCAGCAAGATATATTAGTATGCGAAATACTTTAATTCGATCCCTTAATACTAGAACTAAAGATATTCTTAATGCTATTGTAGAAGACTATCCACTTCCAGATACAAATAACAGGAAATTTATAGAATATAGTAAATCTGATGCGATTGCAACAAATACGTGGGCAATTAGAGTATCTGGAAGTATTAGTGGTGGTGAAGTTAAAAATAAATCTATTAGAAATTTATGGGGGTTATTGTGGTGACGCAGTTTGTTGTTTTCAAATTAAATGAAGACAAAGACGTAGACGTGTATATTAATAATAAGCTACATAAACAATTGCACTTAGATGAATTTACAGATTGCCGTAGTATTAAATTAAATGTGATATTATATGATTTTATATCGTCTAAACCAACGTCTGAAAAATGCGATATACACGGTCCTGTTATAATAACATCGTCTAATGAACTTGGGGCTGAAAGAACTATAACTATACGAATTGGTGATAAAAGGCATTCTATGAACTTTGATAATGTTGGGACAAATGTATTCTATAGTGATATAATTAGATATATTTATGACACTATGAGTAATATGGACTATGCAAAATTGTATGAAGTTGCTCGCAGAGGAGATAAAGAAATGGCACTAGCCAATACAGCAAAAGAAGCACCAATATTAATTCTAAATAGATTAGTTAATTTCTTTCCAGTAAATGTAGATACTTGGGAATCGGAAAGATTTTACATATTTGGTGAGAGTATATATTATAATATACTTGAAGCCACATATAATCTAAATGATAAAAAGATTGTAGATACTGCTAAACTGCATAAAGAAGGGGAAAATAAAATATATACAATTAAAAGATTTTCCTTTGTAAACGGCGTGTCGACCAACATTATATCCAGCGACCAATCTATTTATACATTAACGAAAGCTACAGAAGAAGATTTATTCAAATACATAATTAAGAATTGTTCTGATAAATATAACGTTACACTTCTTAATACAATGATATCTATAGTTACAACTATAGATACAATAATAGAACCAAAAACATATAGTGACAATGAGTTGTACGACTATGTAAAGCTTAGAGATTATATTTGTAGATTTATAGAGTATTATGGGGAAATCAAATATACTACTTCTAAACTAATATCGGCTACTAATTACATCCTAAATTCTTTTAATAAGAAAAAGGATACTACTCATGATAATATACAAAAGATTGAGAGATGGATTATGATATTACTCTCTATCGAAACGGAGAAGGAAAGACAAAGTGGCAAACATACAAACACTCCGAACTTATTATCTGAAGCTCTTAAGATGCTAAACTTTTCAAAATAAAAATAATATTAAGAGAGCACTATTTGCTCTCTTTTATTTTTTATATCATTGGTGACAGTAGTATAATCAATACAAATAGGAGGGATATTATTATGAGTTCTTTTATTGCAAATTCGCAAGCATATAACATTCAAGCCGAGAACGAAGTAGCCGTTCTTCTATCCAACTTCAGTACAAATTATATTTTTGGTGTTATTCAAGATATTCTAGCTGATAGGCATACGTCTTTCGATATATTATCAAAACCAAATCTTGTAATATCATTTGAATCTAATTTTAAATCTGCACTTTCTCAATACCCATCGGACCGCAATAATATATTGCAAGTAAGAGATCAAACGTATAGAGAAATTATTGATCTTATCTGTAAGGACTTTCAAATGGAAATAAGATATGATGAGACAGTTGATTTTTTTACAACTGCTAAATATATCTACGATTTCTTTATTTCTAATTATAATTCATACGTTTCTCTATTTTTCTCAAAAATTATTACAAGAGAAAAAGATGGGATATATCAATCGCTGCATTTAGAAGAAACGAAAAAGTCTAAAGATAGTACGACGTTATATAATAAAAGATTATATAACGATCCTAAAATTGCACTTATAAATTCAAATCTTACTAATGTAATTGGCTACATAACTCAAGTAGAATTTAGTATGGAAACAATTTTAAATTATATATACGGGAATAATGTTATTGCCACAAATTTATTTATGCAGCATATTTTCCCACAAGTAAGTTTCTTTCAATCTGCATATTGCTCGCTATTGCAAAATCCAGCTCTTTATCCGTTGGTGATTACTGCAATACGGCTAGAGATTCAGCGTCTTAATGCGCCAAATGATAGTACAAGTTTACAACAAATATAGGGGGATAAATAAAATGACAGACAAGAAAACAGAAATAAGAGGATTAACAGAAAAAGATATATTTATTGATGATGCCGCATTTATAGGAGAGATGCAACATCCTGAAATTAAACCTCGTGAATTGCAAGATGGGGAAATGTTACACTCTGTCCCAATCACTGAAATAGATCCAAACGCAACAGAAAAAGATATTGATTTCGTTGATGAAAAAGAACAACCAATGAATATTTTTGAGCGGGAAGCTCTCCTTAAAATGGAAGGCGGAAAAGAAAAAGTAGAAGATGATATTCTATATAATAAAATTTCCGATATGAGCGATGAAGAGCTTAGAGCAGCAATTGCTGAAGAAACTACAGATATCAAAGAAGGCGACGGTTCGGCTTCTTCACTTTATGACAAAGTTCCAGAAAGCAAGACTGTCAATAGTCTTATGATTGATTCTTTGACTGAAGAAGAACTTATGGAACTTTATAATGTTGCCGTAAGAGCTCAAGCAGATCCTAATCTTAATGTGGCAGCAGAACTTCCAAAAAGAATGTATGATATTATTTTTTCTAATTGTAGAGCTTTACAAATTAAAAATGTCAAAACTATTAATAGGTATGCACGTATGGTAGTAATGGAGCTTATGCAAGAAATGTCATTAGATAAGGAATGCAAAGCATTCCAAGATGAACTTTCTAAAGCTATGGCATTTCCAGAAATTGTCGATATGTATGCCGAACATACTAGAAATATAATGGAAGTTAGTATAATTGCTCAAGCAGATACTACTACAGATGAAGAACTTAAAAAAGTTCTTTTAGAAACATCTAAAGCTTATACTGATGCGTATACATTCGAACGCCAGTTAAAGCTTCTTGAAAATGATGTTTTTATCCGTGGTTTGGCGAAGAAAATAAAAAGATATGAACGAGCATGTGATAGCTTTGATTTTGTTATGGGTAGAAGTATTCTACGGACAATTCATATTAAAAATCTTCTTATTGAATTGCCGCATGTCTTAAAGTTAAACGAAAACCAATGCAAGGCATTTATTGTTATGCTTGCTGAAGTAACTAAGAATATCAAACCTGATGACAAACCTGGTGTTTGGTTCATGTATAGTTCAGTGCGTAATATTGTAACACTTGCTAGAACCGGAACTACTAAAACTGCTTTCTCTATTGAATGCATTGAGAAATTAAAAAATTTATTTTCTGTTCTTGAAAAAAGACAAACAGAACTTTTTAGCGTATAAAAATATATAAGGCTACAGATTTAATCTGTAGCCTTAACATTTGATTAAACTACTTAAGAATAGGAGGATTAATTAAATGAGTGATTTAATGGGTAAAGTTATTACATTGATAGACGTAGAAACCTCTCCAGATTTGACATTGGATGTGACTCTACGATATTCAGATCCTGAGGATGATTATACGGTTAAACTTAAAAGTGGTACTATGTATGACGTCACATATCTAGAAAGTGCTAGATTAAACAAGATAGTTGGTAGAGTCCTTGGAGTTGCTAGATTCTCTGAAGTTAGAGATCCATCTCAGCCACAGACATCAACAGAATATCTTGTTAGAATAGATGCATCTGCATCTTGTAGTTCAAATGTAAAAACTATTAAAACCAGTCAGATTAGAGATATTAAAGTTTTCATTAAATATGCAGACGAGGATACAACTATTTCTAATGCTGTACATACCGGTGGTATTACTGTAGGAACTATTAAAAATGTTACGCTTATTGATGTTACTATAGATGATAACGGAAATATTATAGATGGCACTGTAAAGCCCACTCCTACGACTCCTGGAGATGTAACAGGAGTTACAGATGGTGGTATATCTACTGGAAACAACCCAAATGGAAATCCTATAACTACGGTTGGTGGATCTACTACCGATGGTAAAATAACTGTTGGCACTTTCGTTAGTGGTATTATGGTTCTTGGTAATGTAGAAGGCGGAATCAAGAATGGAAATATTACAACCGGAGCTACTGTAGTAGCCACGGAGATTTCTAATGTAATATCATTAAATAGTACAATAGAAGGCGGTAAAACATCTGGCGGTAAAGTTATAGAGCCAGTATTGTATAATTCAATAGTTAGTGGAGGTACACTTACTGGTAGCGATATGGTAACAGTGGGAGCTATAGTTACAGGAGATATCGCAGTTGGTGGGACTACCACAGGAGGTACTCTTCATGGTGGGAGTGCTATTGGTTCTATTGATAATGTGAATTATGTTATTAAAGATGGTCAAACCAGTGGTGGTGTAACATCTGGTGGTGTCATTACTGGAGGCACTGTAGAAGGCGGATATCAAGTTGGTAATAGTATAGTTGGAGCTATTATATATGGCGGTACAGGATCTGTCGGAACTACAGTTGGTGGTAAAACAGAATATGGTACTTTGACAACTACGCATACTGACGTAAATGTCTATACAAATCCAGTTACAAGATTCCCAGATAATGATGATACAGATACTACTGATCCATTAGATGGTCTTATCGTGACGAATGATTCTGTGAATGCAGTTCTTAGCAATATAGGAACTGTTAAGCTATAAATTATAAAAATGCTATGGAAATTCCATAGCATTTTATTTTTTGTTTAAGGAGTTGAATTAGGATGAATATAGTAAATGAACAGCAATTTTTTGCAGTATTGCATACTAAAGGTATTGATAGAAGAGATTATAATAATGAATATCAGCTATTTGCAGATGTTGTTATGCTTGAGGACGAAAAAATAATAGATTTTATTATTAATAATTATCCAGATATGTTACATTACGATGTAGTCGATCGCGCTATATACTTGCCATTTAAGTTATGTAAACGTATATTAGATGCAGCAATAAAAAATAATAATGATATTAATTTAGAGAATATTGCAATTGATTATTTTAAAAGATGTGACGAAACAGAAGAGCAGAAAATGCTTGAGCTTTTATTTGAGGAATATAAAGTAAATCCTAATGGTAAATATGGAATGGTATTTACAGAAGCTTGTCACTATGGAGATATAAATGCAGTTAAATATCTAATAGAGAAGCACAATGTAGATCCAAATATTAATGGAGAAATGGGATACATCTTTGCATGTAGATTTGGAAACTTTAACGTTGCGAAATATTTAGTAGAACATGGCGCAAATTATAAAGCAAAAAATAATTTAGGATTAAAACTATTAACAAAATATGAAATAGCACATCCTATTAAACAATGGTTAGTGGATTTATACAGCGAATAGGGGGATGTAAAATGGCTGAAGGTAAGTTACCATTATTTTTAAAACGTAAAGGCTCTTCTATTTTATTTGATGGTGATGGAGAGTTTATTTTCTATGTTCCTGAAAAGTATTTTGATTTAAGTGTCGCATTTGTCGTAGGCGATTACATTAATATTTTGGGTGTACTTGACTATTCTATGGAAGATAAGAATGGTAAAAAAACAGCATTAAAACAATTTAACTATCCAACTAGATTTTTAACTAAACCATACAAAATGGATAAGGTCAAAGATATTAAGCTTATTGGATCTTCTAAAACTCAAGATTATAGGCTTCTTAGATACAAACCAAATGATGCTATTATCGTAGATACAAAAGTGCCACAAGAAATTGAAAATGTAGAAGATTTTATCAATCTATTTATGATTACTGGAAATATTCCAAATACAATTCCATATGATACTCTTCAAAATTATTTCATAGATAATATGGAATTAAGCGGAAATAGTTATGGTATCTCATTGCAGCTATTTGGATTTATCGAATCTGAATTGTGTCGAAGTACAAAAGATATAAATATTCCATTTAGGTTATCTGGGTCTAAAGATATGAACGATTATCAGTCAATTGGTGTAAAAGATGTTTCTAAAATGATAAGTTCATATTCAGCTATCACGTCAGAAAACATTGATGATTCTATAGTGCATGCAGCAATGAATGATAAAGAAGTAAACTCTCCATTGGAAAAAGTATTAATGGGGCAGATAGAATAACTTTAAATAAATATATCAGGCTACGGATTATCCGTAGCCTGATATACTGTGTTTTAATACCATATATTTGTACATTTAGAATCATCTGGGTACTCAAGAACTGGTCTAAAGCCTCCTAGAGACCAAATACCAGGAGAATTTTGTACTATTGCAAAATCTTTCCAAGTAGTATCATTATATCCTCGCCATATTCGAGCAGTTGAATTTCCAATTCCAGATGTTCCATCTATAGCACTATAATTGCCACTTATTGGAGTGTCTTTGCAAGTAGAATATAGAACATTGCGATGCCAAACATTGTCATCACCTGGAGTAATCTTTCCATTTAAATTATTCTTTATTATATATTTATCATATTCATTATTAACTGGATATGTACTTAACCCTCTATCGGTTAAACTATATTCTCCATCAGTGCCAAGATAAGAATTACCACCAGCAAGAGAACGTATTTTTATATTATTGCCAATAGAATTTACATTAACATAAAATCCAATAGAATAAATACCAACGGCAGAAGCTGCCTGATAGCCATTTGATAGAACCATTTTATAATACGAATATGTAGCAGGTGAAAAAGTATATTTAATTGCAGAATATGGAGCGCCAATAGAAGACCCTCCTAAATTTGGATGCAATGCACTAGTTATCAATGTATATCCTATATCGTCATTAGACCCATATAGAGCCCAATTTCTTATAGAACTATTAAACCACGAAGAACAATATCCTTGTAATAGCATCGATTCTATTCTTGTAGGCGATCCCATAAAAATTTTAAGCCAATGCCCTCCAGATGGAGGAGATGCAGTAGTACTCCAACGGTTACCAGAAAAAGCTCTGTATCCTTCATATCCCCACGATCCATTATACCACTCAAAATTACTAGCTGTAACAGCATAAGGCGAAGGAGCGGTAGAGCTAGTCATTGTCGGAGATACTTTTTTATCATATGTTTTAGATATAGACCCTTCTATATATCCAGCATTATTCAATGCGTCCCAACTAATTCCTGTTTGTAATACTCTATCAGCTATTAAGATTCCTTTATCTACCTTTATAAAGTAGAATAAACCATTAGGAGTGGCTGTACCAGTTATTGGTATTTCATCTGCTATGGAAGTACCTAATTCACTGAAAATTCCGGCGGCGGCAGAAGACGCTGTATATCTACAAGGTATACAATCTCCTATACTCATGTCATTTATACTATTTTTTATAGTTAGCGCTATTGTCATATTACCCACATCCTTTTAAGATTATTAATATGTCGTTATAAACATTATTCTTGTTTAACTATAGAGTGTAGCTTTTAACATATGAATAAAGTTACCGCACCTGTGGTAAAGTATAAATGAAACAATAAAGGAGGAAATTTAAATGTCCTATGCTCAAACGAAGTTTATCTGGGACGACCAGAGTGATATCGATCCTATAGCGTCTCCAGCGGAAGATACTGTCGATCGTCCGGTCTTTATGACAGGATTCTCTTCAGATAAAGGTCCGGAAGAATATCAGCAGCTCATGGGTGATAAATTCTTTAAACTCTATGGAACAAAACCATCATTTTATAAACATGGTCAAACTTTAATTCAGGCTGCTAAAGTAATTAATGCTGGCGGCAGATTATTTTGTAAACGTATTGTTGCTGAAGATGCAACTCTTGCCAATATTGGAGTTGTCGCTAAAGTAGCTAAAGAAGTTGTTCAAAAATCCGATGAAAACGGAAATCCAGTTTATACAGATGGAAATAATGAAACGACAGATCCAGTTGGCAATCAACCTGTCATGATTCAAAAATGTAAAATCACATATGAATTGAAAACCGTTAATATTGCAGGAAATAGTTTACCTTCTATGGCAGCCGCTTTCTTGGCTGATAATGCTCACCAAAATACAATTGGTGAGGATGATCAATATCCATTATTCTTAATTGCAGATAATGGTCGTGGTGTCTCTAATAAAAAATTCCGTATTTATGCAGATACATCTGCCAGCAGACCAGTTGATTATGTAAAATACATTTTGAAAGTTATCGAAAATGGTACAGAATTGGAATCAATGACATTTACTATTAATCCTGATATCATTGAAAAAGATTCAAACATTTCTCTTCAAAATGTTATTAGCTCAAAATCCAATCAAATTCGTAGCAAAATGTTCGAAGATGAAATTACTGCATTTATGGAAAACGTTGCATATATTTCTGGAGTGGATACTAGCGAATTTGAATATTCCGATGTATTATTCGGGTGTGATTTATTTGGTCAAACATATGATGAAATTATCATCGATTCTACAGTACAGCTAGATTCTATAACAGGAATCAGCCTTGTTGGTGGAAGCAATGGTTTATTCGGAGATCGTCCTATAGTTGCAAATACTTATGCAAGTGAGCTTGTAAAAGTATTTAATGGAACTGCCGGCGACGAGATTTATGATTTAGACAATAGCAGAATTGACGTTGTATTTGATGCCAATTATCCAGCTATTGTAAAACGAGAAATAGAAAACTTAACAACATTCCGCGAAGATATGTTTTATTTCCGTGATATGGGCACCGGTCTTACTTCAATTGAAGAGATTAAATTAGCCAATGCTGAAAATTTAAGAAATAGGTTTTGTGCTACATATCATAATAGCTGGGATGTTAAAGATCCTTATACCAAAAAGCAAATTACTATAACAATTATGTACACTATGTGCACTAATTTCGTTAAGCATTTCTTAAATGGTAGGGCTCGCCCATTTTGTGGTCAATTGTATGAAGTTACATTCCCAGAGGTAATTAGTGGAACTGTAAACTTTGTGCCTAAGAATACTCCTAAAGTCGATCAAAAACAATATTTCGACGATAACCGAATTAATTATGCTACGTATTATAGCGATTTACTTACTCTAGAATCCGAATACACTTCTCAAGAAAGACTTACTCAGCTTTCTTGGTTGCACAATGTGTTAATGACTCAAGAGTTAATTAAAGAAATTCGCGTAAAATGTCCAAAAATACGTTATAACTTTATTACAGGCGATGATCTGACTAAATATAAAGATGACGTTCAAGCTATTCTCGATAGATATACTACAAAATTCAATACTATTGAACTTGTATATACAAGAGATAGCGCATATGAAGCTAATAAGATCTTTTATGCTGTTATTAAAGTTACGTATAAAGATTTTGTACAAACCGAAATCTTCAAAATTTCCGCAATGCGAGCATCCTAAAGGAGGGAGAGATAAATTATGGCTGAGACTATTAACAGTATATTTACAAATACGTTAAGCCCTCGTGACGTAACCGCATATACACTTGGTCGCGGAGTCACAGATATGTCCAACCTGGCTCAGTTTAATAACTTTGAAACTGGGTATCCGTTTTTGATTACACTCAAGATTCCTATTTTCTTAGAACAACTTGCTGCAAGCAATGATGAATATAAGAAATTAATCGATATCTATCGTCATATTCTAGAATATGACTTTAGGGGTATTGATGGTATCGAAGATATTAGTTCAGATACATCTGAAATTACCAATGGCATTTCAACTCTGAATGTCATTACAAAAGTAAATATGCAATCTGCATCACAATTCCAAATGCGTTATTTTGAACGTCAGGGTTCTGTATTCACAAAGGTTCACGAATTATTCCTTCGTGGTATTAAAGATCCTCGCACGCAAGTTAAAACGTATAATGGTCTTCTTCGTGCAAGCACTTCTGGTGGAGTACCAGTTATGGATGAAGCTGGATATGAGTACGAAACATTCCAGTTTCTATATTTCGTTACTGATAATACTTGCCGTAAGATTGAAAAGGCTTATCTGATCGTATCAGCTCAGCCTACAACTGCTGAAACTAGCATGTACAATGCAGAAAAAGGTGATATTGGTTGGAAAGAACTAAACGTTCAATTCAATGGCTATCCTATTACTGGTCCTGCAATTACCGCTAAAGCAGTAGATTTCCTTAAGTGGATTAATGAAAATACTATCTTCGAAGATGCTAAATTTGGATATCAGGCTATTTCCAAAATGCCTACTCCAGGAAACACTGGCATTACAGGAGCTTCTTCTCCAAGTCTTAGTTGATAAAAATATACCCCGTATACCAATATGGTATACGGGGTATATTGTGTATTATTGAATTTGTTTTGGGTTTACCTTAGCTTTCATTTTAGCCCTATCTAACATTCTATCTAATTCGTCAGTTGGTAAAAAGCTAGATAAATAATATTTTTTTACTTCCCTAGTGAATAGCTGTTGCACATCTGGCTCTTCGTCTCCTGCGTACATCTCTGTTGTATTTTGTGCCATTTCATTAGTGGATTGGAATATTTGTCCAGTATTCATTAAGTTTAAATACATAGGAGGTGGCAATGTAGTATCTATGCTATCTTCACAATCAAATTCTGCGTTGTATACCTTTGTCAGTACCCTGTCAGATATCTTTTTAAACTTAGATTGTCTGTTATATACTTTACGCAGAAATTTGGTATTGCTCATTGTATAATGAGTTGCATAGTCTAACTGTTGTCTAGCCTGAATTACTTCTAATGGAACATCAGTGCTATTAACAGCCATCTCTTCAAGCATATTCATAAGCTCAGTTTTAATTTCTACATTTTGACCTTGCATAACTTCGAATTCAACTGGAGAGTCTCCACTTGGGCTTCTTGGTATAATAATATCATTAAACCTTCCAGTTATATTGAGCATGTTATTCATATTTTCAATTTGTCTAAGCCCAAAATTAGATTTCTTTATTTGACTGATAGTATTTAATAATACTCCAGCTATATTAGTATCAACAGATTGTTTTACATAATATACTCGTTTGTCTTGACCTCTAGTGAGGATAGCAATAGTATTGCTAATGTATAAACAAGCAAATAATTTTGCTGGAAATAACGCACGCATCAACCCAGAAATACCACGATGTGTTTTAGGATCTTTCTCGAAATATGCATGAACCATATCTTCTGGAGGAATAAATGAAACTTTAATTTTGTTTATTTTTCCATCCACGCCAACATCTTGGTTATATTTAAGAATAAGATAGATTTCTTTAGACAAATCCTGATTAGCGTTAACGAATTTCTTGTCAATATTATTAGACATTTCTTTAGCGATTTTTTTAAGAATAACACTATCTTCATCTTGATCAAATTCGTTTTTAAAATTCTTACCTGGAGTTATTCCACCAAGCGTACTAGAAAAAGTAGTTTGTTCTAAATCCATAGTTTTATCACATTCTATGTAAAAATACCCCAAGCATACGTCTTCTATATATAGAGGTTTAACCATAGTATGGTCAAGAATTTTAACAACGCAACCAGGGATATTAAGCTCTGTATCTTTAGCTTTATCCGTAGCAATAAACCCATCTGATGCCGTCGGATCTAAAGAATAAAATTTTTCTTTTATATCTTTATTTAAGGTTTTATCCAGTTTAATTAAACCACTATTTAATGGTTTAACTTCTTTTCTTTCTTCGGTTATATTATCACTGTTTGATTTTCTAACTATTCTTCCACTTTCACTAAGAGCAAGATTCCCATTTTCTGCTATGAATGTTTCTGCTTGTTGGTGAGCTTTGATAAACGATTCTACTACACCTCTTTTATCTAGCTCTATAGTAAATCCCTTATTGGATATATCAGAACCAGTCACCTGCTTGAACGCCATACCCTTTTCTCTGGTATATGTATAATTATAAGATTCGTTCGCTATAACATTATTATTAGAATCGTTATCCAATAATCTCTTTATGGCTTTTTTATATGGAACAATGTATACAAAACATTCTCCTTTGTAATCTGCCTCTTTGTATATATTGCTCATAAGTTCGTCTATATCATATTTTTCTTTCATTTCCTTTATATTACTAGCAGAACTAATATCCGAATCTGTAGTTGAGCCATTTTTGATATTGATAGAATCTTTAGAAAAATGGTCGGCAGATAACACATGCTCTTTTCTTGTATCCATAGCGTCTACAAGTTTAGGCATGTATTTACAAATAACCTCTATTTCTTTGTCTAAATCTCTTAAATGACTATTTTGAGAATAAATGCTCATTACGTTATTCATAATAGCTTCGTTTTCAAATGTGTTAGCTATGCCATCTATTATAGATTTATCGTTTTGCATATTTTTACTACGCAAATACAGATGAGATATATTAGACATTCCAGCATTACTTACATTATTAGACATAAGTTTATCTATACTACGATGCATTTTATTTCTCATAAAATCGATAGTATTAGCTGTAGCTGGGTTGGCAAAGCGTACGTCTGTATATAATGTACCGAGATTATCTTGAACATTTTTCTCTAATTTTTTTATCTGCGACATATTTATATTACTCTTATCAGCCATAATTAAAACCCCCTTTTTAGATTATTTAGATGTTTTACCCTTGTTTTCTCATATCCATTATTCTAAGTATAACATTTAAAATACATTTTTTCTTTTTTCTA